TCGATCCTAGCCCCCAAGATTTTTCTCTGGTCAGGGGAGTCTGCTTCTGCTAGTTGTTTAAGAAGAGGAACAAGCATCTTTCGAGCTTCAGACTTAGCCTCTTCCCAATCCTTCATTGTCTTCTTCCGAAGGTAATGATCAGTCACGGTTTGAGGATCAAGACCGAGAACACCTTTTGCAAAGGCGTCCCATCCGTCTGCGTCCTGTAGATACTCACCATTCTTGGAGTAGTACTTATGGTAGTTGACCATAAAGATTGCTTGAGCGCTAGAGTTCACTGAAGAAATCTGACGGAAGATGTTTCCGAGGTCAGACAGCAAGGGCCTAAACTCAAGAGACCCTCCCTTCATGGTTTCGTACAGAGTCGAGGCAAAGTTATTGACAGCAGGGACAGTTCTATCAAAGAATCCACCCACAGCACCGAACATAATCTCAGCAGCAGACTTGTCTCCACTGACAAAATCCGAGATAAGATTTACACCTCCCGGAGAATAACGCTTACCAGCAGAGTAGTCCTTACCAAGAATTCCTTCAAACACTTGCTGAAGCAATCCATTGACAACAACATCTGCAAACTTATCTCCGTCCATACCACGCTCAAGGGCAGCCGCCCTCATCTGCTCGTACATGGGAATCATCGTACCAGCAGACAACCCGGCAGGCAATCCATAGACAGCAGAGTAGACTCCAAAGAGCCTAGCTTTCTCGGCTGTCGTAAGTTGCTTACCAGTGAACTGTTCCATCATACGAAGGGCGTATCCGTAGAACTGGGTCGGAACAGAAAGAACACCAGACTGAAGAGCACTGTTACTCGTGTTCGTCATGTTGACGGTAAGAGTATCTGCCCTAGCCAGAATCTTCTGAATCTCTCGATTGTCCAGCTTGAGGAGAGGATTTGCAGACCTCCACTCCTGATACGCAATAAACCAAGCACCCTGACGCATCGAGCTTTCAATACCACGGAAGAACGCAGTACCGGCATGAAGAACTTTCTCGCCGATATTACGGTCCCACGTGGCGGGTTCCATAGCATCCTGAAGCATGTGCTCCCGGCCCACTCGGTTCCAACCTACGTCATCCATAGCCTTGAACGCCTCAAGGAAGTGATCCTCTCGCATTCCAGACATCTTTGCTAGTTTCTGCCGAACGGCTGGACTACCGTTCAAGGTGGCAAGATTGCTCATCATGTTGGGCAGAATAGATTTCCCCGCAAACTGGGGAGAGATAGCAAACATATGGACGAAGGTACCAGCCTGCACGATCATCTGAACAGGATTGAACATACCGAGAGTAGAGTGGTACGCCACGGCACGGAAAAACTCCGTAGGGTCCTTTGCAGTGAACACAGCCCTGTCTCGGTACCAGTTCGGAAACTTGTTCCCAACCGACTTATAGATAGCGTCAAGAACAGTAGACTTGACCCCATCAATCAGTTCTTCCTGCGGAGAAGACACACCCATCAGGCGCTTGGCTCTAGCTTGGAACGCCCTAGCAACCTGAACGTCACCGGCATTGGTTGCTTTCTTGGGATCAACCACACCGTTGTACAGGTAGTAGATCGGATGACGAATCAACTCTTCCTTTGTAGCATCTAGCAGATGACCAAACCTCTCAACGAAGTCCTTGGCAAAAGAGTTACGAACATCACTGTAAAACCACTCCTTTGAAGCCTGAGTAAGGCCACGAACAAGAGATTCTGTAGGATCAATCAGGTCTGCACGGCGAACTTCAAAACCATCCACAGTGGCTGCTGTAAAATCTTCCTTTGCTCCGAGGAACTTGCGCCCCACTTCATCTGCAATGGTTGATCTACGCTCTGCCATGTCTTTGAACATACCACCGTACTTGCCCGAGTAGTCGAAGACATCCCCCGCCTTCTGCCCAAACTGAACAGTCTGAAGCATGTCGGGATCGTCAATCGCCTTCACAGCTTTGTGAAGTTCTCTTGGTATGTTTTTAATGAGGTACTGGTCAAAGTCTTGCGGAGATAGTGTTGCTTTGGCTTTAACGGCTTCTCTAAGTTTCTGAGTCCATTCCTTTGCCTGCGCTCTGGACGGAAGATTGAGAATCGTTTTGTCACCTTCATAGAAGTTGATACCATCCCTTCCCTTGTAGATGACTGGCATGGAAACGTTCCACTGATGTTTGTAGATAACGTGACCACCAGCCCTGACGTTTACCTGTACAGAGTCAATAGGGCCGCTAAGGAGGCGATCAGTAATAACGTATTCATATGGCTGACCGTCTCCATTCAAAACCTCCTTAAAGGGTTTGTTATTAGGGTTATCAATCTTGATGATCCTGAGGTTATTCTTCTTAATGTATTCATTGACGTGGTTTTGAAGAGTGTCCCCACGCTTCTGTTTGAACAAAGTAGCACGAGTAAGAGGCTCGGCTTTCCCATTCACCCACATGACAATGTTTAGAATATCACGAGGCTCATCAAAACGGTCGAGAAGTTTACCCTCCAAACGAATGGGCGTAGTTCCCTCCCCGCCAACAAATTCGTAGGTCTTTAGACCACGAACAACCTTTTCCTTGTAGATAGTCATGTTTCGGATAAACCAATCAACGTCGTTCAACTGGCGAATACGAAAATAAGCTTCTACTTCCTTTGGAGTAGGGTTGCGGTTAAGAGTCTGACGATAGGCTTTATCAAGGTCAGCAACAGTGTCGTAGTAGACACCACGACCCTCTGGACCTATTTCATCTCGGTTTTTGATGAGAATCTTTTCGAGGTCTTTACCTTTGTTGGGAAGTTCTTTTGTAGGAACTGCAAGCTTGCTGAGCCGATCAAGAACATTACGATAACGTAGGTTGGCAAGATCGACCTGACCCATTTCCTGTTTAGATAGAGTTTCCCAAGGGGTACGAATCCGGGAAAAGAGACGACCAACAAAATTAGACTCCTTCGCAGCATTGTCCCCAGTCGTGAAAGCTTGGTAGAGTCCTCCCTTTGATTCATCGACTTGGTGCCTCGCTACAATAGCAAAACTAGGACCAGATTGTTGTGTTCCAATCTCCGCTACTTTGTAGCTACCGGGACGAATCCCGTAGAACTCAGCAGCGTTCTTAGCCTCGTTTTTACTGGTGAACAGTGCGCCGTTGGTGTCTCCGAGAAGAAACTTTACTTCGTAAATGTTTGAGAAAGGGTCTACCGGGATATCCTGAACGTCAATGACTGCTTGATTGATCGTTGGATGTTCCCTTACGAAGTCATCACGAGCTAGTTTGCGAGCAACCTTTTCCGCCTCTTCGGAGAGACGAGAAACGTTTACGCGAGACAACGAGTCCAGAACATCCACACCAGCACGTTCCAAGGATTCAACAAGACGCAAGGCAGCGTCTCTTGTGAGGGAACCTGCTCCACCCTTCAGAATGGACTCTGGATTGAACGCGGTAGGAAGTTTCTTGAGCATACGAGTCGTGGCTTCAGGGATACTATCGGGGGCACCCTTACGCATGTCCTGAATCCAGTTGTAGACGCGAACGCCAATAGCTTCTTTGATCAGACCACCCCCTTCGAGAACGTCTGCAACATCAGCCCCAGCCTTTGCATCAGCATTGGCTTTGATGGCGCTGGACACCGCTTCGTTCACTTCGGTCTTAAGGGCCTTTTTCTCGCCAGCTTTAACGGCGTCTTCAACAAGCTCTTTACCAGCTTCCTTCGCGACAGTACGAGCAGCGCGCCTAGCTACACCAATCGCACCAGCAGTTAGAGCAACATCTGCTGCGTCAAAAGCAGCAAAAGCGTTGTCTAGGAATTTCTTCTCCTTGGTAAAGGATAGAATATCCTCTGCAAACTCACGGGCAGTAAGAGGGTTCAGTTCTTTCAGTTTGTCAAAGATTTCACTGAACCGGGTATTGAATTCATCAGGAGGAAGAGCAAGAAGCTCAGTACGAACTTCATCCTTCGTGTTACCAGTGAACAAGCCAAGACCCGCACCAGCACGATAAAGATCAAACTGGGTCTTACCGGGAATAGCTTGCTCGACAACATCGAGACCCCAGCTAAACCAAGACTGATCTTTGATCTCTGCTTCTACATCCCCAAGCTTACGCTTTACAATTTCCTGCTTGGTAAGGATGTCTTGCTTAAGAGACAGCTTGTCAAGAGTAGCTGTATTATCTTCCCTCAGACCTTTGTTCCAAGGATTTTCAGGGTCAAGGAAGTTAGTAGCAATGCGATTAGTAAGATGGCGGGCGTACTCGCTTTCGATAATAGTGTCTGCATTGACAAAACTAGGAACACCAACATCACGGAGAACCAGAGCATCTTCATCAGTCACCGGCCCTTCTTTAGTTGCAATGCTTTGGACACGCTTTACCTCTTCCTCGGCTTTCCGTGCCTCGATCTGCGCCTTGAGTTGTTCGCGCATACGCTGCTCACCACCGGAAGAAAGGGTGTTGGCATACTCATCTGGATTCAGTCCCAAGAAAGAGCCACTAGTAGCAATACCAGCGACAAGAGCACGCCGAGTGGCCTCTTCAGGAGAAAGAGGGGGTGCAAGGGGATTGCTGCCTTGGGCAAGAGAAAGCAACTGCTCCTGATTTGGCTCAGCACCCTCTCCCTCAACAGTCCCCAGCGAGATGAAGTCTTCCATTACATTCCCCCGATTCTACGGATAGTCCCTGCGTTTCTAGTCAACGCCCCTCCAAGACTGGTGAGACCGTCTCCTGCGGCACCAATAGTACCACCAAGCGCCTGTTGTTTGTTAGCACTTAGCTGTCTCTGATTCGCTGCGAAGACTCTGTTACCCAACTCTTCGTTCTGGGTTACGGCAAGTGTATTGCGACCAGCGTCGCCACTGATACCGCCGTAAGCACCTTCAAGCACGGAAGAGTCACCTCCGATACCCTGTGCCGTAGCAACAGCCTGTGCTTGGGCCACAGCAGCCTGCTGACGGCGAATGATCTCTCGGCGGTCTCTCTGTGCCTGAAGCTCCATTTGCCGCTTACGAGCCCTCTCAGCCTCTTGCTGAGCCTTGATGGCTTTACGCTGTCCAGCAGCAGACACAAACTGACCCGCAACACCAGCCGCCGTACCGATTGCGCTAAGCGCTAGACCTACGACTTCAATTCCCATTGTTCACACCTTTTATCAATGCTAACTGGTTTATCTCGTATCCACGCTTCTCATAGTTAGGTCCAACGAGAAAGCCATTTACATCAGGAAGCTTGGCTACGGTCACAGCCTTTGCACCGATGATTTCTGCCCAGAACTCATATGCTTTGAAGAGTTCAGCGGCGTGTCTCGGATACCCGGGATAAACATACCACATGGCTTCGCTAGCCATAAGCTCTTCACTGAAGAAAGTCTCCGTTGCAAATGCAATCAGGGCACCTACGATTGTCTGACCTTCTAATGCGACAAGAGCCAGCATACGGTTTCTATCGGGACTACCGTAGACTCTCCGTAGCTGGCTCCTGACCTTTTCTGTATCAAAACTCAGGCCAGCTTTGGCGTATCCAGTTTCAATAAACATTCGACGAGACAGTTCGATAACATACTCTTCGTCGTCTTCATTCATAAATCTGATACGGCTCATCACGGACCTTGATTAACTGTGTCAAACGAAGACCAGCCAACAATGTGAAAAGGCTCGTTTGCGTCTGCTGTAAGTTTCAACTGTAGGGCTTTACCGTGGCCCCTGATCTTCACTCGTCTTGTATCGTAGTCGTAGTTGGTACGAACGAAACGAAGTTTCTGGGTGGTGCTCCACCGTCCTGTAATAGCTGTGTTCGCAAAGTCCCAGCGGCCCTGAATGTTAACAATGCTCTCCTCCTCTGTCCGAGAATAGACATTGATATAGTTCCGCTGCCACTTCTTGTTCCCTTCGCCACGAAGAACATAACCAGTCACTAGGTAGCTTTCGTAGACAGACCCTTGCCCACCAAGAGGAGTTAGCCAATCTCGGTAGAGGACATCTTTTTCTTCAGCGTAGTGCCAGTTATTTCCGTGACGAACAAGATACTTGAACAGTTTAGGACGCTTCTCGACAACATATGTATCGACAGTAACGTTCGCTGAAGCATTGTTCAGAACAGGAACACCTAGATTGTCTAGGACATTCTCAGTACTGGGGACAACAATAGACCCACCGACCGAGACAATCCCACTGATCTTCACCTGACTTGTGTCAAACGTATAGATGGAGAAGGCACCCGTTTGGGTGTTCAACGTCAAGATTCGGTCATATTGGAATCTCTCTGCTACCGTTGACGGAGCCTCGGAAGAGTAAAGCCAGTGGATTCGTTTCTCGAAGAAGTTGAAGACGCCTTTGGCGTACTTCTTGGAATCCTCAGGAAGCTCTGTATAGAACTTCTTGATTCTCTGGTCCGTAAGGCTCTCAAGCTGAAAACCGCCGCTAACAGTGTTCTGCTTGATTTGGTACACAGCGTCAGAAGCCCACCACACAGGATAGCCACCGACGTTGCAGAACGTATTCTTGTTAAACACACCGAGGTTGCTGATGCTCTTGATCGAGTAGTCAGTAGCAGTAAAGCCAATTCCCTGAGAACCAGTGATTGCCCACACACCATTAGAGGCGAACACAATCATCGAAGAATCAATAGGCCAAAGCTTGTAGACTTGACCAATCTCTGGGATAACAATGACACCACCATCGTTAGGAAGCAGGTCAGAACTGTACTCGGAAGTAGGGTCGCCTGCTTGGTGACACCTACCGTACTTGTCAGCGGAGTCGGCAATCTGACTGAAGTAAATCCTGTTGTTGAATCCTTGGGCGTTAACACCGGAATACCACACACGACCAGCAAAGAACGCAATAGTCGAGGGGCGGTTAGCGCCTGAAGTCTGAACAGGTAGACCAGCAACACCAGTCAGGGCTGAACGGTCTTTGTACCACTCGTAGATGATATTGAAGCCCTTTGGAGCAAGGGAGTTACCCCGGGTAACGTAACCTAGCTCTCGTGGCTTAAACTCTTCGTCTGCGTTCTTGAACAACCACCACACATCGTAGTCTGACGGGTATACACCAATTGTATAAGCGAACTGGCTAAGGAGGTCAGTGGTCCAGCCTTGGTTGATCAGGTTATACCAGTGTTCGGCAGTCAGACCGCCAAGCCTACCCACCGCCTCACCTTCAATACCGACAGTATCTCTCGTGTTGATGATGATGGTAGACGACTGGACAGTTTGAGTATCAGGATCGTATTCGCAATAAAAGGGTTCGCAGAAAGGATGGACGACAAACAGATGGCCGTTACCATACGCAAAGTCACAGGCAATCGTCTCAAAGGAACTATCGACAGTCTTGCTGTAGAAGACTAGATCAATTGTCGAAGTGCTGAGAAGATTTGCAGAAACACTGAGAGGGTTTGACAACAGAAAGAAGTGAACATACCTCCCAATCTGTTGAACCAAAATTGTGTTGTCGCCATCGCCTCCTGCGGCCTCCCATACATACTCGTGAACTGCTTTATCGTCAGGTGTATAAACTAGAGGCGTAGAAGGGCTCTCAAAGTCAAACCCCAACCTCCGCGTAACCTCTCCTTTGTTGTCAAAGACTACGTTGGCGCAGTCGGTGACTGCGTTCTCGGGGAAGTTGAGACCAGTCGCTTCTGTAACGAATCCGTTCAGGAAGCTGTTCTCAACGGAGGTTAGGACTTGTCTAGCCATTACGCAGCTTCCTTACCTTTCGTGGCATTGGTAATGTAGTTGAGCACGCGCTGTTCAGCCATGTAGAAGTCGGTCCAAAGACCGTCGAGTTCCTGAGGAGTTACACCGCGTTCCATCTTAATTCGGAAAAAACCGTGAGGGTTAGTCGCCTCGATAAACAACTTGTTAGTCTTGTAGTCGTAGTCCTTGCGGCGAGGAACATCGCGGGACGGATCGTGGCTCTCATCACTAAAATTCATGTGTTACTTCCTTCCGTAACCACGCATACGCTGGTAGTCACTCCAACCAGCAATGCGGTGTTGTTTCTGATTCTCAATATTGATACGCGCCCTCTTTGCCTTTCGCTCTGACCTAGAATTTGCTGTCTGTTTTAACTCAGCAAAAGCAGTGCTCTTCGCTTCATTCAAAAGAAGACTATAGAACAAGGGAGGTAGAGGAATCTCGAACGCATCACTCATGGTAAAAGCAGGACGAAGAGTGCCATAACACAGTGTCTTGTTCTGAACCAAGGTGGTATCGAGTGTCGCCAAGTGGGCGTTGAAGATCAACATATCTTCGTTGTAGGTAGTGAAGTACTCAGGGTGTCGATCAGTCCTGTAGTAGATGGTGATCGAGCCGTTCGCATCGTTGTGTTCAAACGTACTGATGTTCGGATCAGTGAAATCCTGAGTATACATTCGGTGAAAGAACTCATCAGGAGGTAGATAGAACACATCCTGAAAAGAGTCGTTCGGTTCGTCCGTAGAGTACTTATTGTACTTTACCCACTCCAAGTTCTGGAAGCTGTCTGGAACATACATCAAGACTGGCTTGGATGCAGAACCAGAAGCCTCTAGCTCAAACAGGCGTTTCTGGGATGGGTAGTCAGGACGATCAATGATGTTATAGAACTCATCCCTTACGATCTTGGCTACCTGTTGTGCCTCAGTCGTATCAGCGATGGAGTTAACTTCATCACTGTCAAGGGAAGAGAGAACAGTCTGAACTACGTCAAGAAGAGTGGTCATTGTGTCACTTCCCTTTTCTGGTAGTCTCTAGCTAATTCCTTGATCCAGAGACATACGTCTTCACGCTTATCAATCTTACACCGCCTTTCCAAATCGTTGACTACAACAAGAGGAGGGGCGCTAAGCTGAGGAAGTCTACTCGTACTTACGCTTGGATCGCTCGCGCAAGCTGTCAATAGCGTTATCAACAGTAAGCTTGGAATTGTCAATCTCTTCATACTTCTTCCTCAGTTCTTCCTGTTGTTTGATCATCTTTTCCCGTTCTTGCATCTGGCCTTGCTTAACCCAATCGTGTCTGATCTTGAGGACAAACAGAATGAAAGCGAAGACACTAGCCAGAGCAGCGTAAAACTTAACCCCTAGGGTTGAGAAGAACGATATAATCTTAGACACCTTCTTTCTTCCTCAGCTTATGTCTGCCGTAAAGGGCGAGACCAATACCGACAACTACTAACGCAAAAGCCGCCAGAGCATAAGGGTTGGAAACAGCAGTAAGAAGAGATGCAAGAACGGAGCCACCGCCAGCAGTAAGAACACCAATAGTAGTCTTATCCGTAAGAATAGAAGGTTTGTCCGGTTTGGCTGCATCAGGAGCTTCCTCCTCTACAACCTTAATCTTCTCTTCCGTCGTAGCAGCAACAAGAGCCATCTTAAAGTTGTGGTAAAAATCTGCGATAAGACCGGCTTTGTCAGTACCGTTCACAATCCTTCGTGCCTCACGAGGGTCTTCCTTAACGTCATTGAAATACTGGTTCAGACGTTTACCAGTAAACATCCCAAGGATCATGCCTCGGAATAGAGCATCAAGAGCACGAGGCCAAGTCATCATCTGGCCGGGAGCAGTTGCACCGAACTTCTTGTGGTTTCGCTCCCACGTAATCTGAACCAGACCTTCTCCGACCCACGGATAATACTTCTTGGAACGAAGATACTTTTCCCCACCCTTTTCTCGAACTGGCTGCATAGTACGGCCAGACTCCCAGAAAGCTGTGGCAAGGATGTAAGCGAATTCGTTCAGAGAAAGTTTGGGATATTTCTCTTCCTTGTAATCGAGGATTTTGTTCAGACCATCAGCCTGAGTCTCAGAAACTCTTCCGTTGAACGGAGCATTCCGAACATACTGGAAGAAAGTTGGTCTGTGTATCTTATTCATGACTATTCCTTATGCGAGCGCATAGTCGATTGTACAGAACAACGCAGCAGGACCCGTAGACAAACCACTATACGTAACAAGTAGGGTATCAGAGCCACCGAAGTTGTTGTTAATTGTCGGGGTGAAATACTGGGCAACACCAGCACCAGAGGTAGCAAAAGGAAGAGTCACTGCACCAGCGTGCAAGAAGGCGCTGTCACTCTGTCTCTGAAAATAGAGTGTTTCATTTGCAACGGTGATAGCACCGCTCAGAACCATGTAAATCGAACCCAGAGTTCCTGCAAGGGGAAGCGGAACTCGGTAGTAACCGGGTGTAGATACATCAGGGATGACAAAGTGAATCATCTGACGATTGAATTTTGTAGCAGCAAGATCAACGGCAGAACTAGTAACCTTGCCCCAAGCGCCTGAGCCCGCCCCATTAGCAACGTACACAGTGTTAGCCGCAGCAGAAGCAACGCCCTTAGGTTCGTGCAAATCAGCGCCAGTAAGGTCTTTATGTGCAGGCATCAGTGTATCTCCTATGGTGAAAAGGAGGGGGTTTTGAGGCCCCCTCCCTAGTCACGTTACGGCTTGGAAACGTAGATACGAACCTTAACCACACCCGCCGAGAAAGCAGCGGTGTCATAGTCCGCAACCAGATGGCCGTTGTAGGCAAGCGTAGTACCGATAAGAGCACCAGCATACGTCGCACCAAAAACCAGAGAAGTCGTTTCACCAGCGTCGCTCATACTGGCAACCGGAAGGGCTGCAACAAGACCGTTGTAGTCCAGTTCGGTCGAACGATCTGTACGCTGAAGTCCGATATTCAGGACAGCAGTAGCACCAGTCGCTCCGGTAACAGTAACAACCTCAACCTTCTCTACACGATACCCTTCCTGAAGAAGGGCATTATCAGAGAAGATGGCGGGGGAAGAGCCTACCGTAGTAAGGTCGAGTTCGAGTTCAATAAGACGCAGCGGCCCGTCGGTCTTGTATTCACCGGCGTTGTCGTAGGCCGCCTCGTCGGTCCCGTACTTAATGTACAGGCCGTCAGCATTAAGCCAAGTACCCATGTGTTAATCTCCTAAGTTAGAACGAGGGAACCGAGTCGGTGTCGGTCACAACGCAGATCATGTTCTCCGGACGGTAGAGCTTGAAGCCCCAACGAGCCGTGGTAACATACTCCTCGCGCTGAAGGTCCTTGTTGAACTCGGAGTCAACCTTGGGCTGCTGGCGAATCTGGCCAACAATCGGCATCGCGTCGTCACCCGCAGCAGCGAAGAACAGGTTGTTCACGCCAGTCGCGGCAGTCTTGCCGTTGATGGTCTCAGACCCGGTGTTCTTCTTCAGATTGTGCGACACATACACGTCGAAGCCGTGGATGTTACGAATGAACTTCATACCAGTCGTCAGACCAGACTCGACGATACCACGCCACATCGGGTTATTGACGAAAGAGTTGAGGTTCGTATCCGAAGCAAGAGCGAACTCGCAAGTCGGGTCCACAATCGCCACGAGGTTCACCATCGGGACCTGAGCCATCGAGAGCGAATAACGCGCCTTGATGAAGTCAGAAATCGAAAGAGCCTCGCTGGAACCGGAACCAATCCAGCGGTGAGCACCACCGTTAATCAGGTTCAGGTTACCAGTAGTCTGACCGTTCGGGCCAGTCTTGAGAATATCCGCTTCCATGCGCTTCATGATCGCACGACGCTGCTTCGGCACGAACGAAGAGACAAGCTGGGACATCAGATACGAGTCCTGCTTCATCTTCTCCGTGATGTAGGTGCCGGAGTGAACGTACGTGTCGATGCTGAACTGGAAGTTACCAGTGTCCATCGCAGCGTAGCGAACAGCCTGACCCTCTTCGTAATCGTAGACCGGAGCCTGACCGATAGAGGGAATGTTAATCAGGTCGCCATCAGGGAAGTTCTCGATGAACTTGACGTACTTAGTACCCATCAGTTCATCTTCAAAGGCTTCCTTAATCTGATTCGACCAAAGCTGAGCACGAATAAGGTGCTCGCCATTAGAAGTAGTCCAACCACTCATTTGTTATCTCCATTTAATCAAAGAAAGCTGGACCCAACTTCTGTGCATCGACGTGCATCTGCCACTGAACCTTGGAGGAATTGTACTGATCAGGGTTAGTTTTCTTCATCTTCTCGTAGTACTTGTAAGTACGTTTAGTGGTCTGCTCCGCGTTCTTATAGAACCCTTCGTTGACCTGAGAACCAGAAGTACCCTGAGGAGTTTCTCTCGGAGGCATACTCTTCTTAAAGTAATCAATCAATAGCTGAGGCGTGTCCTGTGCAAGTCGGGTCACGTACTCTTCAGTGAGGTTCAGTTCCTTCATCTTCTCCCGGAGAGCGACTTCGTAGCCACCCTCGCCAAACAAAGCGACGAGTTCCTTCCTCACGTTCTCGGCGTTGCGCTTCTTCTGCTCTTCGACCTGTCGAGCTTCAATACGCTTAAGCGCCATTTCTGCGATCTTTTCAGGATCGACTTCCTTCGAGGTGGTAGTCCGAGGGTTGTCCTCTTCGTGTTCCTCCTTCGGTTTCATGTTGCCTTCCAGAGTGCGCAGACGGTCCAGCGCCTCTTCCAGCTTTGTCCGAGACTTCACTTCGCTACGAAGCTCGTTGTTCTCGCCCTTTAGCTGCTCAATGAACTCGTCCTTGTGCTGCAAGCTCTTTACAAGAGCGGCGACATCGCGGAACTTCTTGCCCTCACCAACGAGAGCGTCCAGCGGGTTAGTCTCATTCTGCTCGGTCGCAGAATTCTCGGTGGAGGTGTTGGTCGTGCCTCCACCCGAATTGGATTCAAACATTGACATTACAGCATTTCTCCTTGGTCATTCGGAGGGGTCATTCCGAGACCTTCGATTGCATCTTCGTCGAAGTCACTTTCAGTAAGACCAGAACTTGTCTGAGCTTCGACAGCAACTTGTTCTTGTGCCGCGTTCATCATCTTCTGAGCCTCAGCCTGTTCCGAGATACGAATATACGGAGTAACAAGCTCGTACTCATGAATGTTAAGTAAGTCCTCACACATCTTGGCCAATTTGACCGTAGAGAAGTGGGCTTTGATTTCTGGATCACCTCCAACTGCCGAAGAAAAGAACTGAGTAAGGTTCTGAATCTTCTCTGCACGTTCCGCGAAATGTCGAGCAGCAACGGGTCGAATGCGGCCAGTGCCCGCTAGCTCCTCACGAGTAACCGACCTGAAGTCGGTGAAACCAAGTTCATCGTCAAAGACGCGAATCTCAGCGGTAGAAATGTAACGCTGTGCCATAGCAAGCATGGCATTAACCAGAGGCTCAACGAAAACTTCCTCGAAACGAGCAATCTTGCTCTGGAACAGACGAGAGGAAGCATTCTCCAATCGCTGGACCTCGAAGGCCGTCTTCTCACCCGGAGTACGGAAACCAAGAGCCTCTTTAGGAGCACCAGCCATTTCCTCCATCTTCTGCTCGATCTGTTGAATCTCAACATTCGCTTGAAGAATCTGGAAGGGTGGTGCTAGAATCTCAACGTCAGACTCACCATCAGCGCTGACGTAAATCTTTTGCATTGGCCCCCATTCAAACGGTTCCACATCACCCTTGATCTTAAGGGGAGGAAACGTCAGAAGGTCGAACACGTCGGCCTTGAGGTTCTCTACGTGGTCGATGCGATACTGCATACCGACCAGATTATCTAGGGGACCCATCGCCCAAAGGTTGTCCTGACGGACACGCCATCCCACGTGAAAGATGTCGGCGTGCCCCGAGATGTTCCGGGAGGGACGTTTATAAATAACCTTATGCCGGTCTGCGACGCAAATCTCCACGTTCTCAAGTAGTTCATCGTGTTCATCATCATAGATGGAACCGTAGAAGTACAGGAGTTCACAGTAGCCACTATTGACATAGGCTCGAAAAGAGTCAAATCCATCCACATTGAAGTACGAGTCCTTTGAGGAAATCTCCCCGGGAAACTCCTTCACAGTGTTACGGTAGTCCTTAAGATAAGACCACAGGGCTTCCGCATCTTCTCTCGTATCGGGATTACGATTATCGAGAAGCTTCTTGACCATACCGAGGGAAACAAGTTCCCGTCGAATCTTGGGCGAGTACTGGAAGGACACGGCTGTAGGATCAAACACAATGTCCAGCGGACTTATTCGCTGTGGCATCGGGCCTACATACCCTACCGTTTCCTTTCCATTCAGTTCCGTAGTATCGTCTTGATACCGAGCCATGATGAAGGCATTGCCGTAGTCAATGTAGTCGAGAACACACTTGGAAATCTCTTCCTTGAACTGCGGTTGAGTGATCACATGGTTCATGTAATCCTCGATTGCCTTCCGCTTCTTCTGCTTGTTGGAATCCTTTGTTCCTGCCTCCCAAGACAACCACTTCCTTTTAGGAAACAAGGCAGCGATGTAGTTGGCGTAGAGGTTATCTCGAATCTGACAGAGCTTGGGGATGGTCGTCTTGTTTTTCCAAGGAAGTTTGTTGTTCGTAGTAGTCGTGGTATCGACAGCAAAGATATAGCGACGAACCTCATCCCACTCGGCTTTCTTGGACTGGCGGTAACCTTCCCACTCTTCCCATTTGTTAGCGATGGTACAACCAAGTTGATCCTTGATTATGATGTCGCTGATATCCAGAACCTTCTGCATACCTTACTTCCTTTTGTTAAAAGTCTTTTCGATAGCCTCTTCAGGATCAACTTTACGAGTTCCATTTTTTTCTTCCATACGGCGGATCATGTCCTGAAGACCCTTGTCTTCGTCTGAACCTTCGTCAATTCGATGAACAAGATCACCCGTATATTTCTTTCGGATTCGTTCCGCTCTAGCATCTGCTTCTTTGTCTTTCGGCATTAAGCTAATCCTCCAAATCGTCCGTGGGACATAAACTTGATCACATTACTTTGTTGAGAAGTATATCTGTTTACCGTAGGAGGCACACAGATATCAAGACAGGCTGTTAAAGCGTCCTTTACGTCGTCGTGAGGAGGTCGGCTTGAGACAAGTTCATCCTCAAGAATCTGACAATTACCACCGTGGTAGTGCCACATCTGTCTATTCTGGTACTTGGGCTCCAAGGTTGCCCTCATTCGGTCTTCCTTGGTTCCTTCGTGCCTGTTCGGTTTGAACTCATCAACACTAAGAGACAGGCCATTTGGTCTGATGTAGTTGTCTCTGAGTTCCTGAACAATAACAGCCTGAGCAACTGAAACTTCAGCCCTGATCTTTCTGAAACCCCACCTTTCGTGGAGCCGGAGGATTCGCTCGAAGTACTCTCGGATAAGAGTGGTCTTGAAGCGATCAATATCAAGAACGTAGTAATTTCGATCTGCATCTACCCCAACAACAATAATGGAGGTAGAGTCTGCTCGTTGTCGAAGAGAGAAGGCGAAGTCAATTGCAGCGAAAACAGAGAGCCTGTTGCTCTTGTAGTACCAGAATCCGTCAGAGCGCTTCAATAGGCCCTTATCGTAATACTGGAAATACTCTCGCTTAATTCCTTCCTCATCCTCATAGTAAGTATCGTTGTAGTACTGAGCACGGAACTGACGTTGATCAATGTACTGAGCACGCTTGCGAGCAAGAATTTTTTCATCGAAACCAAACCACTTTCCATCTTTACGTTGCTGGCGAGGCCAAAGGAACTCACCCGTACCATCTCCAAGAGACTCGACCTGACGTTCAAACTTTTCAAAGAGAGGCTCTGGTTCAATCAGGTCACCGTTCTCATCGTATTGATCGACGAAGGTTTCCATCATGGTGTTGTAGAGGTCTTTGGGATGGTAACGAGTACCAACAACCCACTCCTGCGAATCCACACCTTCGATACTGGAAAGCAGAGAGTATTGGCTTGCGACCTTCTCTCTTCCGTCTTCCGTATCTGCGTTTTCCTTCACCACAACGTCGTCCAACACAGCGATATCGCAGTGAAGGCCAGTGATCGAGGTAGTCAAACCCGCAGTAAAGATCGTGGGATCACGAACATTTTCAAGACGGCGTAATGGATGGTCTACTGCTATCTCCGACTCAGTCCACTTTTCCCTCTTACCAACGTCCTCATGTACCATCTCAGGCCAGTAACGCTTGTAGATGTCCGAGGTAAGAATATCCTTGATAAACTTAAGCTGTTTGGTAGCTAGGTTAGCCGTACTTGAAATATAGAGTACCCTAACAGCAGGGTTTTTGGTGACCTCCCACGCAACTCGGTAAGCAACCATTGCTGACTTTCCGTGGTCGCGGGGAAGTAGGACAAGCTGATGACTCTTGGCTTCGCTTCGAGTCCACCACTTAATGAGTTCGATGTGAACTCCTCCAAGTACTCGGTTAGGGTGTACGAGCCTAATGAAGAACTCAAGGTCGGCTTCTGCTCTGGACTTGATTTCGTCATGAAGTGCCTTTTGCCTTAGAACGTTTTTAGCCATGTGATGAAGTTCTTGAAGTTAGCCAGAATATACCCAATGGATACAGCAACACCAAAAAGGAATGAAACACCCCATGCTCCACCTGTGGCGAAGATCGCCTTGCTTTCCAGTGCCTCGATTCGCTTATCCAGTCTATCCATCAAGTCCTGAATTTCCTTTAACCGTTCCTTCAGAACATCACTCTTTTCCACTAGTTGACCCAGTAGATGGGCGTTATGTAGAAGGTTCGGCGTATCGGACATTATAGAACTCCTTCCACAGAGAACGCGTACGTTTGTTAATACCAAGGTCCCAAGTCAATGGGGTTTGATCCACGTTGTTGTTGTTGAACGTAGACAAAGAAACCCAGTTTCCACTGCCATCAAACATGGCGGCAACACTGGCGTATGGGAACATTTCCTTGAAAGGAGGATATGTCACACCATCGTAAGTTCCGCCATTGAACTTAGCAGAGGCAGCAGGATCACTCGGAGAAGAGGGTGCAGTGTACAGTGTCACTGAAGTGTCGGTGACTCTGTTCTGACCCGAGAAAAACACTTCATTCAGTTTTGTAACGTTAGTCATTTTGTTTCCCTCAATGAGATTCAAACGACCGCCGTTCTCTAGGAACCCTACGTCAGCGTCATTGATGATGTTGTGTTTGACAATTGTCCACACAGCACCAATATCCATATATATTGCAGTAACCTCACCACCAGACGAGTCAAACCCCGATGCCCTTGCAGTATCAATTCTGTTGTTGATAATACGAAGACCGGGGTAATATTTGTGTTCTGTGGCAATTTGCGTCATAGGAAACGTGTTAGTGACATTATCGTTCGTATAGATAGCGCCACCATCAGTACACAGATTCATGGACTTGTAAATGTGATTGTAACTGACCTGACCTCCGCTGGCCCAGTTGGGGTCAAAACGACCTCCATAACCGAAATTGATACCGATCTGTGGGCACCAGAAGATAGAGTTGTTGTTCACAATGAAGTTTTTAGCAGGACCAGCAAAAACTGCCGCTCCGGTGTACTCCCAAGCGCAGTTATAGACAAAATTTGAGTACCAAGTAATGTTTTTTGCCTGTTGAGACTCCGGTGTTGCGTCGAAAAGTGCCCCAGAAGCCACAGAATTCAGTGCAGGACCAGATACATTGACAAATGCACACTCAGAAACGTTGATTTCCTTGGTACCATTTGAGAAATAGAGGGCTTGACCACCCAAATCAGCGAACAAACACTGCTCAATCGAGACGTTTTCTGCGTAGGAAACAGTAACACAGGCGGGCATGTACTTGTATACCCAGTTTCCTGCCTCTACTGTACCTGAAATACCCGCTGCGTAACCCACATATCCGATTGCGTTTGGGTTATCGGTACCAGTCCATCCGAAGTTCCTGAAACGAAGACCGTACAGCCTTACATTTTTCACAGGAGCCCCGTCAAGACCAGAAATAAACAGGGCGTTGTCTACCTCGGAAGGGAAACGAAACCCCTTGTTATTCATGTCTGTGGCGTTGTAAACACCAGTAGGAGCGTACATATACAGATCGGAAGTAACGTAGTCGTAGTACCACTCTCCGGGGCTGTCGAGAAACTCAATCGCATTCTCTACCCAGAAATACTGATCAGCTTGATGGTAAGGCCCAACAGCAAAAGGCAGGCCAAAACCAGGGGAAGAACCAATGAAATCGGCGTCTCCCTTGGCGAACTCTGCATCTCGGCAAGCATCGTAAAAAGATACACGATACGTTCCATCTCCAACAGCAGCAACACCAAGAACCTTGAGCCTGCTGATGTTCCATCCCATCGGGATGACCATCTCAGCGAGGTAAGGAATGCTCAGGTTCGGAAAGTAATTGACGATAACCTGTTTATTGATATTATCCCACGAGTTGATTTTCATCAGTTTACTGCGCTTGCTGAAACTTGCGCGGGGCATGTCGTTGCCCTCGTTATCCCAAAGCTGACGAACAGTGTAATGAGGCGGGTCGCTGGCTAGATTGACCTTGTAGACATTCGGATTCCAGCCTACTGCTTCCCATCCAGTCGTAATTGGATCAGTGTGGGAAGAAATAACAGGCTCTTCGTTTCCAAAGTTCCTAATTTCCAAGGTATAGGTCGGAGCAACATGATCAGCAGTAATTGCTAGGGTCGAGGGAATATTAAAATCTCCTCCCCGAAGGTAGGCAACAATGTTTTGTGCTCCACCTTGAACCTGAGCAACGATCTTGGAAAGAAGAGAGGAAAGACTTTTTACAGGAGCTTCGAGCGTCAGACCATCGTTGGCATCATTTCCGTTAACGGGGTCTGCGTACATCGTGATATTAGCCATTTAATACTCCCGTTAAATCTGAGAAACTGTAGCCCAAACACCACCGACGTACTTTTGAAGGGGACGGGTCTTGATTCGAGTCACGTTATTTGAAGCATCAACATAGACGTTAGTGATCACATGTCCAGCCGTAATAGACTGGTAAGAGCTTGTCGTTACCGGATTGATCTCGACTTCAGTGCCTAGACGAACATCTTCGACATTTGCTGCGTAGAGATTTAGGGTAGTCCAAGCAGATGAAGGAGGTGTGTTACCAAGCGTGCTGTTAGCATTACAAATATGCCAACCGTTGGAATAAGAAACGAGGTCACCCCTGTTATAAGTAGTCGCTCCGTTGTAAGCTCCGCGAGGAATAATCCCCGTTGTCTTCAGAATTACTGTATCCCAGAAGGTAGAGCCATCAAAAGGGGTTTCTCCCTGATTGGCAACAACACAAATAAACAGACCATCGTCCGTCGTAACAAGGTCCTTTGGAATGTAGGCAGTTGCCCCTGACCAAGTTCCTTCCCAGTTTAGGCCGGGCTGGCCTAGAACGTTCGCCAGAGCGTCAAGCTCATCCTCAAAGTCCTGAAGCCTGAAGGGCTCGGTGGGAGCCACAGGAGCAGGAAGATTGAGGAGACGATATCCATTCAGGTCAAAGTCAGCCTGCATGGTATTTGGGGAAGTCCCATCGGTCATAACAACCTTGTCGGACCAGTTCTCGATAGTCTGGAACGCAGCATTAACTGAAGCTGGCGTAGTAGCCAGATCAGAAATATCTGGCAGGGTCAGTTTAGTCATGTTCTACCTCACACACTGTCAGATTAGTGATCTTTTTCAATGTCATATTCCCTGAGAAGGCCGGGCAGAGTTGACAAGAACAGGTCTTCAATCTCATCCGTGGTCATGAGGCCACTTGTTTCAAGGATGGTGATCAGGTCATCCTGACGCTCGATGAAGCCAGCCATTTGGAAATCCTCTGCCAACCCCTCATCTGCGTCGATGATGTTTTTGTAATCTCGCCATAAATTCCGTTCTCTGAGATAACGGGCAAAGAAGAGTTTCTCGATCCGTGTGGTAGGCGCTACTCTGAACCTGTCGAACCTTGCTCCACCAAGCCAACGCTGACCGTGAAACGGCATGACAAAGTCTGGCGGTAAGCGACCGGGCTTCCAGAGAAGCATTTTACCACCAACGTAAGGGCAGCAACGGATCATATTCGTGTCAGTCTCTTCCTCATTTTTGTAGAGTTCAATGGCCCTGTGAATAACAAGATCATTCTCATCAAGCTGGATCAGAACGGACCCTTCTTGAAACTCTTCACCACGGGAAAGATCATACCAGTCAATGCCGGTGTTCTTGTCCCTGTGGTAGATGAACTTTGGGTGGTCCTTTACTTCAGGAGTGTATTCCTCGAACTCAAGCACCATGTCCGGTTCTAAATTATCCAGATGCATTACCCCAAGCTCCGTTTATCTCTCGCTGAAGCTTTTTCCACCCGATAGCGTAGGCGGCTCTCGATGCGTCGCAGTAAATCTCGTGGAGAGCGCAACCGGACGATGCTGTGTTCCATGCGTTTGTTGTGCACGGGTTCTTTGACCCGCCACTTGTCCATCGGACGTTTGTTACACCAGTTGCAGTCGTCACGTAACTACCGGCAGGCTGAGCACCAATATACGTGCGAACATTCGCAGCGGACGTCTGAAGAAGAATATCTCTACCAGTAGAGGTCAGAACAGCAAGGGATGCTGTAGATGCCCCTGTGTAGTAGGCAATACGATCTGCTGCTGGTGTCAATCCATCGATAGCATCAATAGCAGCCGGGATACCTGAAAGGCTAGAATAAGCTCCTGCCGATGGGGTGGTCCAGCCTACAGCGTAGTCTGAGGCTGATGTCTTTGCGAGCACCTGCCCAGAGCTACCCCCTGCCGGGAGAAGGCGAGTATCAGGTTGGACAGCGGCAGTGCCAAGACCAAGTGTAGACCTTGCAGTAGCAGCATCAGCATCATCAATCAGGTTACGACCAAAGGTAGTAAGGGTAGCAAGTGAGGCAGTAGTAGCACCAGTGTAATAGGCAAGTCGATCAGCAGCAGGGGTGAGGCCATTAATAGCGTCAATGGCTGCTGGTAAACTAGTAACATTAGCCCAAGTAACTGTAGGCGTAGTCCAAGTATAAGCATAATCTGTTGCACTGCTTTTTGCTAGTACCTGACCTGAGGTACCTCCTGAAGGGGTTCCTGCAATAGTCTGGAACGCTGACACTGAAGTTCCTACTGCAAGTCTACTTTCGTCTGTGATGAGGTAAAGCTCACCAGCATTTAGTCCAGATGCACCAGCGGCAGCATTCAACTGTGCCCTAGTACCTCTTTTGATAAATACTTTAGGCATTACTTGAATCTCCCGCAGTCATAGGAATTAGAACGTGCCGCAATCAACCGTACCCACTGCCAAAGTAACGAAAGCATTTCCTGCATCTTTTGTCCACTCCATCGAGGTATTCATACGGAGAATACCATCAGTTCCGTCCGTACCCCAGATGTATCCAGTAGTGCCACCAGAGACAACCGAAACCTTTTCATCGGACGAGCCGGGAGGAATTGCAAGAGCCGTCTTGAAGTCATTGAAGAGAATTTTCTTTTCTTTCATACCCGTACCATCTGCATCGTGCATGATCAGATAGTCGGCAGCACCGTTAACAGATGCGAGGGTAGCAAGATCATCAATCGGAGGAACAACAGGCTGGGTCGTTGTTGCACCAGTAGCAATGTGTAGAGTGCTACGATCAGTCGTATAGTGCTGCTCACCAGCAAGCATGCTGGAAGTCGGAAGAGCGGCCTTTAGTCCACGCTTAATCTGAATACGAGGCATGTGTTACTCCGTCAGTTGAATGTTCCACAATCGAGTGGAAGGGTTAAGATATCAAGAAAATCGCCTAGTCGATTGTCGAAATCAATCTTTCGGAATGGTTCAGAATTGGAAACAGGTTCAGGAAGATTCATGATCCTGTAGTTGTTCATGTCGAAATCGGCCTGCATCGAGTTAGGAGAGGAACCATCTCTGGTTACGACTTTGTCACTAAAAGTCTCGATAGCCTGATTGTTACTGTTGATTGTAGATACAGCGGTGTCAATGGACCCGAGATCAGTTAGATTCAGCTTGGTCATCCATTAACTCCAATCCAGTCAGTTTTTCAATAGAATGTCCAGTCGTTCAGCGTCCTCGTAAAGAAGATCGGTGTTCCTGAAGAGGTTTTCGGCCTCCTTCTTGATCTTTTCCTTGGAAGGACGACCCACTACCTTGTTCTGTGCAGAAGCAAGATCACCGTATTTCTGAAGAATCGTCTTGGCAGCGGTAAATGAAGCCTGAGACTGAGGGTTTTCAAGCTCACTCTTGAGTCTGGCGAAGGCTTCAGAACGCATCAGAAGCTCAAGTTCCTCTCGCCACTCCTGAATATGAGGCTGGATAGCGGGGGACCTTTGAAGGTACTGCCAATGTTTCCATCCACCAAGATACTTAATGGCAAACGAATATTCAGTAGGGTCTTTACAAGAGAGGTAAAGTTGCTTCAAGGAAGGAAAACCACGATACTCTGAATCCTTAAGGGTAAACTTAACATACTTAAGGTTTGCTTCGTCATGACAAAATTCAATGAACAAGCTCTTGGTTCTATAGTTAGCACCTTCAAGAAAGTCGTTTTGTCTATCTTCAATAGCTTTAGCCATGTTCTCCTCATTCTTGTTCTTTAGCCTCTACCCTATACTGATATTGTAAAGGTTTTTACAGAAAAGTCAAGAGATATTAGGTATTTTCTTTATGAAACACAAAAATAAGCTCCGCAGTTTGTACCTTAGGTATAACTTAAGGGGCCTAGGGATAATCCATAGGGTTAGATACCTTTACTTATGCGGAGCATACCCTATGGTTTTACCCTAGGAATACGCTTAGCTTAATAATAAGGTAGAATGAACAACAGAAATAAGACTAAGTGTAGCTTACAGACACTAAGCGTAGCTAAGCATTGTTAAGTATTACTTAAGGTATTATATAGGGGCGACTCAAACGGAAGTCAAGACCCTCGGATAATTTCTGTGAGAAAAATTTTAGGTGTAATATACCCCCGCGCGAGGCCCCCCGGCCCCCCTCTGCCCCCATTCCACAGGAAATCTCTGGGGAAATATAATTTCAACATATATATCTGGGGGGAAACATTGTTTCAACGAAAAAAATATGTGTGTATCACACCATGACACGCCATGTCATCAAGTGACTCGATTGTTACGCATCCGAAATGATGAATCTTTTCCTAGGGTTAGGACCATATTCCCATCTGGCGTTGTGTGACATTTATATCACAGTCAAGCATTTCTTCCATGCATCTCTTGCATACCTGCTATGTCCCATTGAGACAGGCCTTCAAACCGTCAGAAATGGCTCATGACGGCTTTTCCATGCTTTCGGCCATCCACCTAGCCTAGATGTGACGAACGGGCTTCCTAGGAATATCGTTTGTTTTCAATGAGTTAGCTCATCTAAACATTAAAGACTGTTCGTTATATCGAACGCATACGTATTCATACGGATATTGACCAAATTCTATATGTGAAATGTTTTTCATTTAGGGGTATGTTCCTATCACAGGCATATCGTCCTATTCCAATTCACATCTTTCTTCTGTTGAAATATTATTTCTACATCTCCCTCGCGTGCGCGCATGCGTGCCCATGCGTGCGTTATGCGTGCGCCTTGCGCGCGGCTTTGCCGCTAGTCGCGATACGCACATGTCATGCGCCAAACGCATATCAGGTATGCGCTTTTTGGGCTATCTCATGGTGCGGGGGGCTGTATGGTGTGTGTGTCGCTGTCATGCAGCACGGAGGAAGAGATGGCCAAGGGTCCGGAACGCGCGGCTTACGCTGCGCAATCGTGGCGAGCTCCTACGATGGCTCGCCTAGGTCACCGCATGGATAGCCGCAAGGCTGTTTATGATGTGCGCGGGGTCGTGACGATCAAGCGTCAAGGTGTGGATGTCAAAATCGCAAACTCTGATTTGCGTGAGCATCGCACACCGCAACGCGAGATTGAAATTATCTTGCGCAAGTTGCGCGAGTTGCCTGAACACGCAACAATGTTGCGCGAACAGTATCACGCGCGATTGAAAGTGTTAGGGGCGTTGGTCTATTGACGCAAGGCAGGCGCGGGGTAACATCCGCGCTTGCCAAGCCTTTCTCCGTGTGCTAGAGCACTAGCACGACACGCCTGCCCGCGCCATGCGCCTTCGTCCGTGTGACCTGTTGTTGAACATGCGAACACTAGTGCGCCTAAAGCGGGTGCTCTAGTGGTTCAGCATGCTAGGCAACGCTAGGGTCACGGGCCAACGGAGGGAAATGCATGGGCTATCGCGGGCGGTGTAGTGAGAGCCATCGCCCGCGTTCTCTCTCCCTTAGCAGTAGCTTACACTCAAGCGTTGCTTGTGCGCTTGAGCGTGCGCTTCTGCACGATAACGAGGGACTAGAGATGACTGATATCGTCACGGCTGCAAAGCCGTTCGTCCGTTCGGGTAACGTCCTGAACAGGGCCATCGAAGCGTTCGCTCGGAAGCACGGCGACTATGTGCGTCATGCTGAGGGGCTGGCATGGGAAGTGCTGAGCCATGCCGCGCTGCATGGCGATCCTTCGCTTCTGAACAAGTTTTTCAACGTCCTCGATGGGACGTGGGGAACAGCGTTCGGCACGTGGGTCGGAAAGGTGCTCGCCACCTATGGCAACAAGAACGCCGACACCGACAAGCCGGTTCGGTGGCTCACCTTCAAGGACGGCATGTTCGCCGTCAAGGCCGGGCTTGAGCCTGACCGTCACGATTGGCTGCGTCGTGCCATTGACGACGCAAACCGCGTCGGGTTCCTGTCCGTTCCGAAGGACACGAACAAGATCGCGGCGGCTTTCGACGACGCGAAGGTCGTCGAGAACCTGAAGGCCCTCGCCAAGAAGGCGGGGAAGGACGGGAGCGAGGTGTCGTCCGATCTCGCTCGCATCCTGAGTGAGACTGTCGCCAAGGCCGAACGCATCGCTGCGCGTCGGCTTCTCGCGACGGCTGAGTGAGGCAATCCAAGCGCAAGCTCAGGGCCGGTAACCTTTGGGCTTGCGTTTGCGTGGCTTCACTCGAAAGGAAACTACTAATGTGCGATGTGACGTGTGCTTCTATCGTCGTAGGACCATTCCTCATGGGAGTGGCCGTGATGGGCTTGGCCTTCCTTGCGATGGCCATCGTTGAAAACCTGATGGGAGAGTGACCATGTATGCAATGATGACGAAGGCGGCTTTTGTCAAGGCTGCGAAGGCATGGGCCAAGGCTCACAAGCTCGATGTGTCTTTTCAGGAGAGTGAGAAGGGCGAGCGTTGGCCCTTCCTCACAGCCACGTTCAAGCGGGGAAAGCGTTACATCATGATGGATCGTTACAACATCCGCATGGGCGGTGCGTATGCGCCATCGTGGTCCTACACCGAGTGATGAGTGAGCGCCACCTTCGGGTGGCGTTTTCTTTTGCGCGCGTTCCTATCATCGGCGAGCGGCTGCTAGCTTGGAGACTCACGATGGGCCTTGACATTGAGATGTTCAGGATGCGGGAGATTCTTCCGTTCAGTGAGGACACGGACTTCCCGTCGTCCCACAAGAAGGAGAGTCAGCTTTTCTACTGGCGAAGCGAAAGTGGTATCTTCTACTACTTCCGTAAGCTGTATATCTACAAGGGAGGAAAAGACTGGTCCTTTAACGGAAGGAATCTCAGGATTTACGATCACGATTTGATCGTGCTTGACTCCATAGCCTCTGAGCATCCTGATTACCTCTTTGGACCGATCTCGCCTGATGATGGTTTTCCGATCATCCACTCTCACTCCCCTCAGTTCGGCCTGATTACCGAACATCAACGCCAATGTTTCTCAGAGTATGACGTTGGGGTGGAGCGTCTGAAGGAGGACATCATCTACCTCAAGCGGACCATGATGGAGCTTGGTGGAACCTTCTACGTGAGGGCTTCTTACTAACCCATTAGGAAGCCCATACACGCCCATTTTCTTTTCGGCTACCCACGTAGCCAAGCCTCAGCGGATGCCCGTCCTGAGGCTTCTCTGGTCTTTCTAGGGCATACTCAATCAAGGAGACTACACACATGCCTTATACAGTCGGAGGTATCTACCACTTCAACGCTTCCGCAGAGGGAATTTCCGATAATGGCTACCCACCTTATCCACCCGGAAACGATGAAGATTTCGCTGGAATGGTAATCTTCAATCGGTCGGAGTTGCAGGGCCACCCGAGCAGTTTGGTCGCAGTGACTCCGGTGGTCATGCGAATTCCTTATGATTCTCAGAATCTTTCCGAGTTGGTGTTGTGGAGGGACTTTGAGTTTGCCACTGGTTATGTCACCAACACCGAATTGATGGATCGTTATCCTCATGTACAACTTCCAGAGACACTCACGTCTTTTATCGCTGAAAACGTGTCAGGGGACAATCTGGGTGAAATGAGCTTTGGGGAATTGTTCTCGAGTGTCGGTCTGTCAGCTTGGTGGGTGGATTCAGAGGTTCAGGCTGATGCGCGCTTTTTTGGAATGGGTGTATCCGCAAGTTCAAAGAACAGACCCAGCCCATTACGGATAAGGCAAATCCCCAAGAGCAAAAGCATGTTCAAAGTCAACAAGAAAGGGGTGTGACATGCCAATTTTCTTATGGAACCCCGATACGGACGATTATACGGATGTCGAGACTCAAGACACTCCCTATGATGATCCTCCGTATGATGATTTCATGGACGAAGAGTATGAAGAAGATGAGGAAGACTTTGATGAAATGACACAAGATGCCAACTTTGTCAGAGCTTTGGATCATCTAATCCAGAGGTTGTTGAAGGAGAGTGTAGAGGCAAGGGAACTGGTGAAGAAAAAGATATTGGAAGACCATTCCTACATTACATATGTAAGGGATATACGTTTTGGACAGGGCTTTACTCTGGTAGAGGCTGAACATACACGACCTGATGGTACTGTTAGAACAGACCTCTTCCATCTGTTCTCTCTATTTACGATTGAAAGTCTTCTCTCTACCTTAGGTAACTACTTAAATATACCTAAGTCTTCTTCTTCTTTTAATGTCAATAAGAACACCTAGAGATACCTTAGGTATATACCTTAGGTATATTTTATATAGGTGCTCTTAAGGAAAAAACAAGAGGCAAGCATGAGAATTTTATATAGAAACTTCAGGAAGAGTGCTCGTCTCTTGGCAAGGGCACTCGGTGTCAACGCCTACCATGTAGACCGTGTTTCCTATCACCGCGCCACCGACTTCAGATATGGCTGCGACAGCGAAGGCTTGAGCAGGATAAACAAAGCTGCTCAAAGGAAGTTTATATCCCAGACCCTTAATCTTCCTGTTCCTTATACTGTTTTGAACGGAGGGGAACGAATCGAAGGGGTTCAACATCAAACACGGTATGTCAGCAGACCTCTGTCTCATTTCGGAGGTTCTAATTTCGTGTTGAGAGACGGACCTTTACATGAGACGGAAGACATTCCAGACGGATGTTATTTCTCCGCCCTGTTCGAGAAGACACGAGAATATCGTATTCTTTTTGTCAAGGGAAAATTCGTTACTCTTTTGACAAAAACACCACGAGAAGGTGTCAAGGCGAGCCCTGAAATTCCGTGGAACCATGCTACAGGTGATTTTCGTTTCGTTACCACGTCTCGCGATACATATGCGGGACGGAGGTTTGAGATAATTGAACGGTTGGAAAAGTGTTTCGATAATACTAACTACTCATGGCCTGATATTGTGGGCTTTGATATCGGCTACAATCCTGAAAACTGGGTGGTGTTCGAGATGAACTTCGCCCCTGCTTTAACCGAAGTCACCCTTCCGAGGGTTGTCTCATTCCTCACGGAGAATCAAGATGGTTAATCGGGCAACTGCACACAATGAAGTGCTGCGCGAATGGTTCAGCGATGCATATACGATGCTTATGTACAGGGTTACGACCCATCTGTTCGAGTTTCATCCGAAGACGGGTGTTGACTCCAGTATGTGGACCGAATACGCAAGGAAGCGTCTTCGCGAAGCAGTTGTCAATCCTTTCGGATTGTTTCTGTCCAATCAATCGGACATCCTCAATCTGCACAACCCGTCTGTGCTTCGGTCTCTGACCGAAAGAATGAGTCTGGAAGATGTGGTGTGGGCCTATTTTGCCAAGTGTGTCCAAACTTACTCCACAAATGGCCTTTCTCTTCTATATGCCCGTCTCGTCCTCCTGAAAAGAAGGATCGAGAGTGGGGACACCACACCTCCGGCTCAGCTTTTGGAAAATCTGACCAGAACCACTGACGTTGCTTCTGAAAACAAGCGTGGTTTCTTCAAACTGATCGTCCACACAGGTAGTTTTCTGCTTCAATTCTCTACGAAAACCTTCTCCACCAAGTATAAGTGGACGGTGGATGAGTCTGGTTTCGAGACCAGCTTCAACTTCTGGTTCGATTATGTGGAGACTGTGGCTCGTCTTGTGGATTTCAGCGCATTCCGCGAGACTCTGGCGACAACAACGACTATTCCGAGGTCGATCCTTTCTGATCAACTTGTTTACTCAGCAGAAAGAGGTCGTCGTCCTGCTCAGATTCACTATGTGTTTTTTCAGAGTGGATCGAATGTTTCCTCCGAGTACGTTGATGCCGAGAGGTATGGGTATCATCATCTGAACATTCAACTCAATGGTGTAAACCAAGAGGTTTTTACGACCTACAACGTGTTGACTCTGTTTGATCGACAGGCGTCAATATCTCCTTTGGTATCTGAACTCAGGTCTCGTCCTCAGCCCCTTTGCCTGTCCGTTTCTATGCTGTCAGGACTGGTACTCCCACTACTCTCGTCATTCTTCATCCCTTTGACGGGAATCAAGTCTGTAGGTGGTACTCTTCTTCTCTTCGAGACCCCAACCAGTATAGTCTCCCTTAACAGGACTACTGACATCGTCCGTGAATTGGGGAGTCATTCTTTTCAGCTTCGGTATACTCTACCGGGACAGACTTCTGATCCCGGTCGCCCTCTGAATTACTCTCACAGGGTGGAACGTTCGCTCAATACGCTGATCACTCCGGTGGCTCTTGATCCATTGCTCGGTGTGGAGCTTGAGGTCTCGACGGATTACACCTACCGTCAGATGATGAAAGACTGGATCGTACCAAAGAGTGACGGCTCGGTGTCTGGGTCGAAGCGGTATCTGATGGAGTTGGTTACTGCTCCGATGGCTTACTCTGTGCAACGGAGGAAGTGGCGGGAATTCTTCAAAGAACATCCTTCCAATGGTTTCTGTCTGAACACCAACACAAATGGACTTCACATCCATCTGGCTCAGAAGAGTTTCCTGAACAACGAGCATTACTCGAACTTCGTTCGGTTCTTTCTGAATCTGGAAAACTACTCGTTCCTCCAGATCATCTCTCACCGCCGTTTCTTCTCTGGTGGTCCGGGTCAGTTCACTGGTGTTCCGGTTTTGTTAACTCAGTTTTGGGAAAGCGAAAAGGCTTTGTTCGAGTACCTCAACAACAAGTATGTCCCTCTCGGGATCAAGGGTGAAACTGTTGAATGTCGTTTGTTCAACGGTTACCCGACTGTTGGTATGCTCCTTCTGGCTCTTGACTTTATGGGAGCTTTGTTCGTCTTCTCTTACGAGAGGAAGTTCTCTCCCAAGGCGGTGACCGTAAAGGAGTTTATCGAGTGGCTTGATACGACTCAGCGTAGCCAGTATCGTGCTCTCAAGGTGTGGTGGCGTGATCTTTCTGAGGGTCTGAAGCCGTTGATTCTGAACGGTCTCATCAGAAACAGTGACTATACCGAAATGGACAGGACACAGTGGGTCTTTGCTCCTTCTGGTGTTATGCTTGCCCGTCCTCCGCTAAACCCTCCCGATCTTTCTTTCGAGAAGTTTGAGAAGATTCAGCCTCCAAAAGCGGTTGCATCTTGCACTCTTGAGGACGTGCCTGATGGAACCATAGTCAGGCGTAACTACTTCACCCGACCCATTTACTTCTCGAAGAAGGACAAGTCTATGATTCGTCCTGCTCGGGCTAAGTGGCCTATCTCCAACCAAGAACGATTCGTCTGATCTCTCCTACAAGCAAAGGAAAACTGCAATGTGTGTTATCATCGCCAAGCCCTCGAACGTGGCGTCCTTCGACAAGGATGACATTGTTTCTGCTTCGAGTGTCAATCCCGATGGATGGGGTGTGTCCTACGTCGAGGAGGGTGTTCTGAAAGTGCATCGTTTCTACGACAAGAGTGGGAACAACGCAAATGAGATCAACGAATGGTTTGAGAAGCTCAAGGACAAGGAGGCTGTTTTCCACCTTCGATTCTCAACAGCGGGTGCCAAGAATGAAGAGAACTGCCACCCTTTTCTGATCCCACTGTCTGACAAGGAACAGATCGCTTTCCACCACAACGGGACTATCTCTGAGACTGGTTCTGACTCAGAGCGGTCGGATACCAAGTGGGTCGCTGATGAAATTATGCCAAAACTATTGGCTGATTTCGTCGATCCTGAAACTGGACTGCTGAATATCAAGGACCCTGCTCTTCACTTTATCCTGACCAAGATCGCTGGTTCTGGTAGCAAGTTCGCCCTGCACTCGAATCTTCAGGGTGTCCTACTCATCAACTCCAAAGCTGGTGACACACGTCATGGATGTTGGGTATCCAATACCTACAGCTTCAATGCCTACCACCGAACGAAATCGACCTACTCTTCGGCTGTGTATGGTGGCTACGAAAAGGGGGTAAGCAAAGGGGCAACAGCCCCTTTTCACGCAAAGACTTCCACGGCAAAGATATCGGAAGTCACCACGAAGAAAGTAGCCAGCACCAGTCATACACAGAGTGGTGGCTCGAAAGGTACGGCACTCACGGTTACTGAACCCCTGAAGCCTGACCAGTTCAACAAGACGATGGAGACGAAGTTGGTCAAAACTATTCCTACTCTCAATCAATACCTACTGAGTCTTTATCCTGCGGTTGACCCGGAAGAGTCTCAGAACTTCGCGGCCTACACCATCGGAAAGGTTGATCTGGATCAGATGAGCAAGCTCGGTATTGACGATCTTGCAGTTATCGCTGATGATCATCCCGAAATCGTTGGTGCGCTGCTCTTCTCTCTGCTTCAGATGGCTCAGGATGCTTACTTCGCTGAGTTTATCTATACCGAAGCGGACTACGAAGGTGAAACTTCTCGTGAACTCGTAAAGAAGGTGGCTTGATATGTACCAAATAGACGCTTGGGAACGTTCGATCCTCATTGACGCTATGGGTATTAAGTTGTTCGGCTGGTCCTCAAGCTGGTCGGAGAACTTCGAGAGGGAGTTGTCTTCCTTCAACAAGAATGTCGAGGAGATGGCAGAGGATAATTACTACACCCCGGACCTCACTGAACTTTACAGTAAGGGTGCCCACTTCATCTGGCTCTGGGGGCCTTATGCCAAAGGTCATCGTCGTCAGTTGAACAAGAACTTCGACGACAAGGCTGTGATGGTTGGTCATGCAGTGCTTCCTATCACCGCGCGCCTCTCCTCCTCGCACATCACTCCCGGAAAATATGCCTTGACAAAGGAGCCCGAATCAAGCAATACTCTTGTATCGGGTGAAATCTGGATGGTGACGCCTGAGGTTGTGACTCAACTCGACTTCAACGAGAGTAACACTATCGTCAAGGAACGGGAGCTACACAACGTCTGGTTCGCAGGGAAAGATTATCCCTGTTGGGTTTATTTCGACAAGAAACCCGGCTTCGAGGTCAATATGGCTCTTGACAAGGCTTTCGTAAGTTCGTACGAGATGTCTCTCAAGAGGGACCCGAAGCGGAAGTTCACTGTGTTTTATACCCGAAAGGAGCTTATTGCGTGAGTGATCGTTTCAAACGTTGCAGTTGTTGCAACTCTACGAATATTCCGGGAGACGAGGGTTATTCCTCGTCTCTCTCTTTTCATGTTGACAAAAAGACGGGAGATACTCTATGTTCTGATTGTGTTGTAGAAATCAACTATGCGATTGCCGACTACGTAGTTGACTACGAGTTCGGTGAAAGTGTTCCAAAAGGACAGATTATTACTTTGAGAAAGGAACAGCATGATCAAACGTAATTTTGAGTTTAAGAACTTGACTATGGAGGGTGCGCAACTCATCAACGATATTGTCGAGATTCTTTCTACCTACGACGGATATCAGGGTGTTCTGCCGATTGATCAGAAGACCATGTATGAGAATCGTGCCTATAACCTTGTTTCAAAACTCGTGGACCACGGTTGGACCTTTGACTACAACATGGCTGTGGACACTCGTCTTTTTACAGGAGTTTGACATTGGACATCATTGAAATCGTGCAGAAGCCCAACGGTAAGTTCACTCTTGTCATCGTAGAAAGTGATGAAGACGGAACGACTCGACGTTCACCCGGTGTGAACACGTATGAAACTCGTGAGGAAGCTGAGGAAGCAAAAGGCTACTGGCTTCAGTGGTTCGGAGAATGAGATGATGTATTCTGTCTATATGTGCGATACCCCTTATCAGGGTACTGTAGGTGAGGGAAGGGCCACCTTCGAGTGGAATCAGCCTGCCGAGTATATGCAGTTTCTTCTCGAATGTATTGACGCTGGAAAGGAATACTACGGAACGGCCTCCCCTTCTGAGTCCTACATGCTTGTTGGTCTGACAGCCGAGGACTTTGATTGAACATGGCCTCACGGCTTTTGAAGTCTCATCAGCCGTGTCCTTGCGGGAAAAGCAGTGATGCCTACTCAGAATATGAGAATGGTGGTCATTGCTTTTCCTGCGGGAAACATTTTGGAGATTATCATATGGAGGATACCGGAGAGTACTCGTTCGAGTACCTTCCTTGGCGTGGCATCACCAAGGAAACGATGGAACGATACAAGGTGCTGACCAAGATCGACTCTGAAGGTAAACCTCTGTCTATCGGATTCCCATATGGGACGGCGGCTTACAAGATCAGAGATATCAATCTCAAGCGATTCTTGTCGAAGGGTCCCATCTCAACTGAGCCTTTGTTCGGTATGTCTGCCTTTAGCGCAGGGAGCTTCCGTGAGATCACTATTACGGAAGGTGAGATGGATGCCATGTCCATGTGGCAAGTCACTGGACGACCTGCTGTGTCCATTCGTGGGGCCTCTTCAGCCAAGAAGGATATCATCGCAAACATCGACTACTTCAACTCGTTCAATCGTATCTACCTTGCGTTGGATAACGATGGTCCGGGTGAAGAAGCTACCAAGGCTATCGCAAGCCTCTTCGACTTCAACAAAATCTACCATGTCAAACTGACCAAGTACAAGGATGCGAGCGATTATGTCCAGAACGGGGCTTCTGAAGAACTTAAGTGGTCTTGGATCAATGCTCGTAGGTTTCTTCCAGCGGAAGTTTACTCGTCATTCGATCAGTTTCGAGACCTCTTGCGGGAGGAGTCTGCTGAAAGTCTCGGTTCCTACCCATTTCCCACCCTGCAAAGTAAGACTTATGGTCTCCGGGCAGGAGAGGTTGTCCTATTCACCGCCCTCGAAGGAATTGGAAAAACCGAAATCATCCGAGCCATCGAGCATCACATCCTTAAATCTACCGATCTCAAAATTGCGGTGATTCATCTTGAGGAGTCCAAGAAACGGACACTTCAGGGGCTAGCCAGTTATGAGTTGGACCGTCCTGTACATCTTCCTGATTCTTCTCTATCTGAGGAGGAGGTCTTTGATGCTGTCAAGAAGGCTGTTGTTGTGGATGACCGTCTCCACATATATACTCATTTTGGTTCTGATGATCCAGATGTTATTCTGAGCATCATAAGGTTCCTTGTGAGTTCGTGTGGATGCAAGCTCGTTTTCCTCGATCACATCACCATGCTTGTTACTGGCAGTAAGGACGATGATGAGCGGCGGTCCCTCGACTATCTCTCTACCAAGTTCGAGTGGATGGTTGAGGAACTTGGTTTCTGTCTTGTCCTTGTGTCCCATGAGAATGACGACGGTAAGACTCGTGGTTCTCGTAACATCAGCAAGATCGCTGACCTGTGGATTCAGTTGATCCGTGACAAGGAGGCTGCTACTGAGACAGAACGTAACACGACTACCTTGATGTGTAAGAAGAATCGTTTCGCTTCGCACACTGGTGTCATGGGATATCTTTACTTTGATCCCACAACTTTCAAGGTAACAGAAAAGACTGATGCTGAACTCAACCACATGGTATCTGGAAACACAGTAGAGGACTTACCAACATGACTGACACAACCCAACCCGCCGTTATGGTGGACGGCGTCCGCATCCCGATCGAGGTCGGGCAGGTGTGGGAACTCGCGCCGGGCGAGCGCGCTGAGATCACTGCTATTCGCGCTACGGACGGCATGCCGGTCAAGGCAAAAATGACGGTCGAAGTGCCGCGCGTTTTATCAGCCGACGGTCGGCTTATTGGGAGATGCGACCGTCGCCTTAGCCGCCTCATCTCCCCCGCCGCCATCCAGCAGAACGAACGCAGCCGGTTGCGCGGGCTATTGTGGATCGCATGGCACGAAATGAACGCCATCCGCGCACGCTCCGGTGTTCCGCTTAACTTCGACGGGATGCCTCAAGGCATCAGCGAAGAATACTGGTCAAACATCGTTGACGCTATGCAAATGGAGCTTGGCGAGGACGCACGCCCGTGGCCGTCTGACGACGCTAAAGCGGTATTTGAACGGATGCGCAGATGACCCGCCCGCCAGAGGCAAAGGCCATGCGCGACGCCGCCGCCGAAATCGAGCGGCTGCGGGCCGAACTGAAATGGACGCAGGACGAGCTTGATTTCGCGGCCTGCGAGGTTGAGCATTTCGCCCGTCTTGCCTTTGACGATCTCGGGAAGAACCCACCAGAGGCATGGGTAGATATTGCCGCATCTCTCCGGACCGAACTCGCCACCGCACGGCGGGATGAGCGGGAAAGGTGTGCGGCGATGTGTGAGGAGTTTGCTGATAAAGCAAGGCAAGCATATGACAGAAACGGCAATGCTTATTGGGAAGGGCAAGGTGACGTGGCCGAACAAATTGCGTTGACCCTACGCAAGATGGGAGACAAAACTGATGATCATTCCAACTGAACTAAGAGACAAACTCTTCGCTCGACGAACAAAGGGTATCTCTTTTGTAGAGACCCTTCTCCAACTGTTCTCCCTGATCGAGTCCAAGGCACTTGACAAACTTGTTTTGGACGGTACACTATCTACAGAGGAACGGGATGAGTTAATCAGCACTGCCCGTTCTGCTCGTCGTACATATAACTACCTACTCAAACTACGTGAAGCAAATGAAGACAACATGGACCGTCTTCTCAACTTCTGAGGTAAGTTATGAAATACCTACTCATCATCTTCAGCCTGATCTTCGGAGTAACATCAGCCAACAGCCACGATTGGTATCCATTGGAGTGTTGTTCGGAAAAGGACTGTGCTCCGATCCCGGATTCAGATGTAGAGTTGACGAACACCGGGTATCGAATCAAGTCCACCGGGGAACATATCCCCTATAAAGCCGCTAGGATGGCTCCTGACGGGCAATACCACGTCTGCCGGTATACACCTAGCTCTCCAATTATCAAGCCTATGGAGCGTCCTCTGTGCTTCTGGGCACCTATGACGGGAATGTAACATCATGATCAAGATTCTTGCAACTCTGTTCTTCATGTTGTCAACTGCGGTAGCAGTGGCAAATGAGACGGCTGGCGACAAGTGTATGTCTATGGAGACTGTGAACAACATGATCTCGGTCAATGTTCCGGGCTCTCAGTGGAAGGAGTTCAAAGACCCTGATGTAATTAAGAGGGCTGCCCGGCTTTACAAGTCTATGCCTCCTGAGACCACTGAGGAGGTTCTTGTTGATACAGTTCGTCTTTATCTTGCACCTTCTGGTGAGATGTTGATTGTTCTGTCCTACAAGGGAATTACTTGCCATCGCCTTGCCACGCCTGCTACTGTGACTCAGGGTATTCTTAACATGCTCTTGGGCACTTCCATCTAAGGAGTCCGTTATGAAAGTTGTCATTGACATTGAGACAGATGCCCTTGACAACCCTCAAAATATATGGACAATAGTGGTAAGGGAGGTAGACAACCCTGACAACGTTCACATCTTCTCTCCGCGAAACCTAGATGATTTTGCGGAGTTCGCGGCTGGTGTTACGCTTTGGATTGGACATAACATCCTCAGTTTTGATCTCCCTGTTCTGGTTACCTTTTTCCCTGATGTGGACTGGGATTATCGCCGTTGCGTTGATACTCTCGTCATTTCGAGACTGATCAACTACAAAATCGACGGTGGTCACTCTCTTAACGCTTGGGGTGAGCGCTTAGGTTATCCTAAAGATAACTTCAGTGATTTCTCTAGGTGGTCTAAGGAACTGGAAGCTAGGTGTGTTATTGATACTAGTATTACTCTTAAGCTCTATAAGAAGCTAGAAAGGTATGTGTATTCTCCCAAGTGGAAAGATGCTCTTCGCATCGAGCATGACATGCAATGGGTCTGCAAACAGATGGGAGACACTGGCTTTCACTTCGATATTATGAAGGCTAACGAGCTAATCTTTGATATCAAGAGACAGCTAGAGGAACTGGACAAAGGTATCTTTGAGGATTTCAAACCTAAGGTTGTTCCTGTTAAGGAGATCACCCCTAAGGCTACCAAGTTTGGGACACTAAACAGAAGTGATTTTCGTTTTCTTGGAGAGAATCCTGACCTGACACCCTACTCACCGGGCGCTGCGTTTACTCGCATCGAGTACGAAGCGTTCAATCCCAACTCGGTCAAACAGATTGTTGAAAGGCTGAACGCTGCTGGATGGAAACCTACAAGCAAAACCAAGGGTCACCTTCTTGCAGAACGAGACAAAGACCACGAGAAGCTTGAGCACTTCAAAATCTACGGATGGAAGATTGATGAGGAGAACCTCAACACACTTCCTGAAGATGCTCCTGCCAGTGCCCACAACCTAGCGAAACGCCTTATGCTGGCTTCTCGCTTGTCAGACTTGGAGGAATGGGTTGGATCGTACAACGAAAGAACTGGACGCATACACGGCGTGTTCAATCCTATTGGGAGTTGGACTCACCGCATGTCTCATCAGCGCCCGAACATGGCAAACATTCCTACTGGATCATCTCTTTATGCCAAGGAAATGCGATCCCTCTGGGACTCAGAAGGATACTTGATCGGTGTTGATGCTGAAGGAATCCAGCTACGCATCTTAGCTCACTACATCAACGACCCGGAGTTTACACATGCCATCGTCAGTGGAGACAAGACTACTGGTACAGACGTTCACACCCTCAACCAACGAGCCCTTGGACCAGTTTGTAGAACTCGTGACGACGCTAAGACATTTATCTATGCATGGCTCCTTGGGGCACGACTACGCAAGATCAGTGATATTCTCCGATGCTCCTTGGAGGACGCCGGAACAGCAGAACGACAGTTCCTTGAACGAATCCCCGGACTCAAAACCCTTAAAGAAGAACAAATCCCTCTGGATGCTAAGAGAGGATATTTCCAAGGGTTAGATGGTCGGTTTGTCAAGTGTGACTCTGCTCACTTGATGTTGGCTGGATACCTACAGAATGGCGAAGTGATCGTCATGAAGCGTGCCACTATGTTGTGGATGAAAGAGTTGAACAAACTAGGTATTGATTACCGTCTTGTTAATTTTGTTCACGATGAGTGGCAGACTGAAACAAATGAGTCTTTTGAAACTGCAAAGATGATTGCTGAGGTTCAGGCCAAGGCTATTACCCAAGCGGGTCTTGATCTTGAAGTTCGTTGTCCTCTTGCCGGATCGTTCCTTGATGGGAAAGGTGAGTATACTATTGGCAAGAACTGGTATGAGACTCACTAACTAGTGAGGTTTGAATGAAGAAGTTTCTATTTCAAGTTGACTTTGCTATTGCTGAAACAGGTCTCGTAGAGATCGAAGCTAACAGCGAAGAGGAAGCTCGTACTCAACTTCTGGCATTTGCTGAACAGGAGCAGTTCCAGATGTTTGAGATTCGAGGAGTGCAGGAGATGACAAACGTCACTCCATTTATCCCTAACGACAACGGAGTTATTCACTAATGGCAACGAAGATGTGGATTGTTGGTACTGCTAACTGGGCCAAGGTTCGCAAGCCCGATGGCAAGTACAAGAAGTGGTCCATCTGTGTTCACGACATCAGCAAGGAGGATATGGCTAAGCTCAAGGAAGCCAAGCTGATGATCAAGCCCCGTCTCGATGACGACCAGAAGGTTTACTACCAGTTCGGTCGGTCTACCGAGGCCACCTTCAAGGGTGAGACTGTTGCTCTTGATCCGCCTGAGGTTACCTTTGCTGACGATATCGAGGACGTTGACAACAAGACGCTCATCGGTAACGGATCGAAGGTTGCTGTGTTGATCTCTTACTATGACACCCGTATGGGTCGAGGCCACCGTCTTGAGCGAGTCCATGTCTATGACCTTGTTCGTTACGAGTTGGATGATGGTGAGGGAGATGAGCCGCCTGCTATTGACGGTGATGAAACTCCTGCACCGAAGAAGGCAAAGGCTACCCGTAAGCACGCTGACCTTGACGACGAAATCCCCTTCTGAAGGAAACTGCAATGCCCTCTATAGATACCTTGGTTGACGATATCGGTAAGGTGCTTTCGAGTGACGGTCTCTCAGGTTCCCTTCAACACCTAGAGACTTTCACCGAGGGTATGTCTGATATCTATCGCAGGCGGGTTGTTGAGGAACAACACGTCAACAATGTAGTCCGCATGTCCAACCTTGGTGCGAACTGTGAACGGAAACTTTGGTATACGGTAAACGTGCCTGAGGAGGGGGAGAAGTTTTCCCCCTCCGTTTCCCTCAAGTTCATGTTTGGGGATGTGGTTGAAAACATCATCCTCTCGCTCGCCAAGGAAGCTGGTCATGAAATCATTGATCAACAGATGGAGCTTAGGATTGACACTCCACTCGGCCCTGTTGTCGGACACATTGATGTTATTATTGACGGCTGCCTTGTGGATGTTAAAAGTGCTTCCACCTACTCTTACAACAAGTTCATGAACGGAACTTTGGAAGAGAACGATCCTTTCAACTACATCGAACAGACCAGTACGTATCTCTACGCACTGTCTGAGATGAACCACCCTGCCTTGGTGGATCGAGATAACGTGTACTTTCTTGTCGTTGATAAAACGCTCGGTCACTTTGGTCTTGCTCGTTACCCTGCACGCAAACGAGATTACCGTAGGTTTGCTACGGATCGTCTCGCTATGACAAAGAGCCAGACGCCTCCTGCTCGTGGCTTTGCTGACGTAGAGGCTGGCAAGTCTGGTAATCGTAAGCTTGGGACTGAGTGTTCTTACTGTAATTTCAAGAAAGTGTGTTGGCCTAGCATCAGGGCGTTTGCTTATGCTGGTAAGGTTGAGTTCCTTACTACGGTAGCAAACGAGCCCAAAGTACCGGAGGTTGATTTGAATGGCGAAGGAGCCGGGACGGACTAACTTAGAAAGACAGATGTGGAAGGCTTGTCTTGGCTTGAAAAAGCGGAAGGACAAGTTGGAGTATGAAACAGAGAAGATTCCTTACACTGTAACACACAAGGGTAACTACATTCCTGATTTCTGTGTAGAGCTTTCTAGTGGAAAGAAGTTCTACATTGAGGTAAAGGGATACCTTAGACCAACTGACATGAAGAAGATGTTGGCGTGTAAGGTTGACAATCCCGGTATTGATATCCGCCTCGTCTTTCAGACGAATAACAAACTCAATGCTCGGAGCAAAGTCCGATATGTAGATTGGGCAGAGAAGTACGGCTTTCCTTGTGCCGTAGGACACATACCTAAGGAGTGGTTTGATGAGACGGCACCTTGTAATTCCTGATGCTCACGCGCATCCTGACTTCAGTAATGAACGAGCCGATTGGTTGGCTCAGTTGATTATTGAAAGCCAGCCTGACGTGGTCATCGACATGGGAGATTCGGCAGACATGCCATCCCTTGCGAGCTACGATAAGGGTAAGCGATCCTTTCACGGTAAGACTTATGCACGAGATGTAAATGCGTATCTTGACTTTCAGGATCGTGTGTGGGCTCCTGTAAAAGCCCGGAAGAAGAAACTCCCCCGGCGTATCCGTCTGATTGGTAACCACGAACAGCGGATTGAACGTGCGCTCGATATGTCCCACGAACTTGTGGGCACTATCGGAATCAAAGACCTCTTACTCGATGACTACTACGATGAGGTTGTAAACTATGATGGAAGCACACCCGGAACTATCGAAGTTGATGGAGTCCTTTATAGCCACTACTTCGTCTCGGGAGTTATGGGACGACCTGTGGCAGGCGAACATCCAGCTTATTCGCTTCTTGCAAAAGGGCACATTTCAAGCACAGCAGGCCATCTCCATACTCTTGACTACTCCGTTAGAACTTCATATGATGGCCGCAAGGCTCACGGTCTTGTCTGCGGATGCTTTCAAGATTATGATGCTCCGTGGGCAGGAAATGTCAACCGGCTCTGGTGGCGCGGAGTAATCATCAAGGAGAACGTAGAGGATGGTAATTATGACCTGAGAACTATTTCTCTTAAGACTATGAGGGAATGGTATGGCACCTAAGGAACGATACAGACAACTACTAGACTGCTTTGAGCTTCCAGAGATTCTGGAGCTTAATGATATAGAACAGGAAACAGTCCTTGAACTTCTAATTGATGAAGGTTTACTCGATGAAGACGATCTCGATGACATGCTCCACGGAGACGACCCTGACTCCCTATATGAAGAGGACTAAGAATGGATACTTCGATTACCTTAATCCTTCTGCCCCTAACTGTGATCTATCTTGGGATTCTGTGGCTTGGTCTCTCTCGGCTACGCCGCGCTTCGGAGCGTCGGGAAAGAGACTGACAACGGTTGGTCAACACAGCTTGGCCGTGTATCTTGCTGTTGTGCAATATCATCCTAAGAACCTCATGGCTCAGATGTATGCACTGGTCCACGATGCTGCTGAGGCTTACACTGGTGACATGGTAAAGCCTTGGAAGAACGCTATGGACGAGAGATATCCTCACCCTGAGGTTCCTCATTATTGGTTTGAGAACAATCGAATTGAGGATGCTCTTTTCAAACACTGGAAGATCGCTCCTTCCGAAGAGGATGTTCGTATCGTCAAGGAGTTTGACTATCTTGAAGCGGAGCTTGAGTATGGGTATGTTTTCAACAACAGGTCGAACTTTACTCGTGAGGCGATTTACGAACTGAGTCGAGAAGAGATTTACCTTGAGTTGGTCAAAGACTTTAACCTGCACTACTACTACCTTACTGGAGAGCAATATGGTGGGGAAAAAGCGGTCGCGTAATGACGTGAACCGAGAGGTCCATGAAGATTTTCGTGAGCCTCGTCGAGAAGACTTTCACCAGAAAAAGAAAGAGAAGAAGATCAGCGCTCTGCTCAAGTCGCGGAGTGTTGATCCTTCTCTTCTGACTAAGGAACTGGAAGATGACTAGTGCGTGGAGTGTAGCTTTCAAGCTGTTGTTCGCGGCAGCTTTTCTCGTGCTGATGGGGGTGCTCCTATCATCGTGCCGCTCTGATGGTTCTGTGAGCCTTGAGGGGTGGAAGAAAGAATGTAAGCCCGGGTATATCACTATTTATAACCGTGATGGAACAACTCAAAGGATCAATACAACATGCGAACGACCCCAATGATTACCGTTGATTGTCTCGACACTATGGGCTCTGACCTCACGGTGGTGAACGCTGCTCGTGTTTCTTTCGACAAGAGGAGTTCATATGAGAAAAAAACGTTTGAGGACGAGAGAAAGGCCGACACTTTTGCCCGTAAGGTAAATGGTTATATTGACTATGATTACGTTTATAGCGACAGGTGGTTCGGTGGTTATCCAGTTTACTATCTAAGCGAGAAAGACCAGAAGCTTATCCAGTACCTTGCTCGTCATGGACACTGGACGCCCTTTGGTCACGTTCAGGCTTCATTTCAGATCAAGGCTCCGATCTTTGTGGCTCGTCAGCTTGGCAAACATCAGGTGGGTCTTGTGTGGAACGAAGTCAGCCGTCGCTACGTTGACTCTGAGCCTGAGTTCTTCGCCTCCGAGACGTGGCGTAAACGGGCCGAGAATGTGAAGCAGGGTAGTAGCGACGAAGCTGTTGATCCAGTACTGCGTGTCCGTATGCACGGTGATCAAACTGTTAACCAAGCTTACGATAGGCTTTTGGAACACGCGAAAAGTTTGTATCAAGAGTTTCTTGATCATGGTGTCTGTCCTGAACAGGCTCGGATGCTTCTTCCTCAATCGATGATGACCGAGTGGCATTGGACTGGTTCTCTTGCAGCCTTTGCTCGTGTCTGCAAACTTCGTCTTGACCCTCATACTCAGGAAGAGACTTTTCTGGTTGCAAAGATTATCAGCGATGAGCTTGGAGATCGTTTCCCTGTTTCGTGGAAGGCTTTGATGGCTGTTGACAAATCCTGAAATTCCTGTACAATATCTATCCAGACCTAAGGAGAAAAACTATGTGGACTCATAGCAAAGAGAAGGCTGAGAAGATCGGGCATATTTGGGTCATCACTGGCTCAGTCATGTCGGGTAAGACCTCTACCCTCATCCGGGATGCTGAGGCTCTCTACGACGCAAACTACGATGTTTTTATCTTCATGCCTGAAGTTGCTAAAGCTTCTCGTCCTAATGGGGTGCAGTCCCACGATGACGATAAACCTTTCTCCAAGATTCATACGTGTTTTGTCTATGATTCAATCCAGATTCCTGATTTCATGAAAGAGAACTACGGCATCAATAATGCCGATGACGATGGTAATTCTGAAACAGACGGTGTTGTTGTTCTCATTGATGAGGCCCAGTTCTTCGAGAAGGACCTTTACAAGGATGTGATGGAACTTGCTGCTATGGGTTACGATGTGGGTGTGTATGGTTTGAATCATGATGTGTTCGGCACACCTTTCCCCGCCATTGCAAATGTCATGGCTATCGCTGATGAGATTGAGAACACCAACTTTCAACTGAAGGGGTGGTTTGTTGGAGACGTTCCCAAGATTACTGACGATAACTTTGATCGAGACGGTTGTCTTGTTCTGACTGATAACAATGTGACTTACAAGCCTGTTTCCAAGCAGGAGTGGTTTAAGAAGTTGAAGGAGTACTACTATGTCTAAACGAGACTATGACAAGGAATACAGGGAGTACCACGCCTCCCCGGAACAGAAAAAGCGTAGGGCACAGCGCAACAAGGCAAACCGTCTGGCTCGGAAGGCTGGGCGGATCAAGAAGGGTGATGGTAATGAAGTCCACCACGTAGGCGCTCCTAGGACTGGATCGTTGGAAAACACGCCTACTCGTGTTGTTTCCAAAAAGACAAACAGGAAGATTCAGCCTAAGAGGAGCTAAGAGTGAAGCATACCAATCCGTTCCGTTCTACTTTTTCCGAAGATATTTTCAATCGTACTTATCGTCACACTGGTGCAGAAACTTGGGAAGAGCTTGCCAGTGTTCTTGTTGACGATGTTTGTGGTGACTACCTTCACCAAGATGAAATCTCTGAGATGAAGCGCTACATCACTGAGATGAAGTTCATCCCCGGTGGGCGATACCTGTATTACGCAGGGCGACCTACCAAGTTCTTTAACAACTGTTACCTGTTGCGTTCTGAGGAAGATAGCCGAGAAGACTGGGCTGAGCTTTCCAAGAAGGTTGAGATGTGCCTTGCCACTGGTGGTGGTATTGGTAACGACTACTCAGTGTATCGTCCCAAAGGTTCACTGATCCGAAAGACTGGGGGTGTTGCTTCCGGCCCCATTGCAAAGATACTGATGATCAACGAGATTGGTCGAGGCGTCATGCAGGGTGGTTCTCGTCGTAGCGCTATCTATGCTTCTCTTAACTGGAAACACGACGACATCATGGACTTCCTTCGTCTCAAGAACTGGGACGAGCAGATGGTCAATGGTGCTTACGATCTTGACGGTAACCAGCTTTCTATTGGTGACCTGAAGCGTAGCGACTTCAATTACCACGCTCCTATGGACATGACGAACATCAGTGTCAACTTCGATACTGATTGGCTCATGGAATACTGGCGCACCAAGAAACACGATCCTGTGTTCTACGAGACTGTGAAGCAGGCTGCTCGTACTGGTGATCCGGGCTTCTCGTTCAACTTCTTCGAGAAGGAAAACGAGACGCTTCGTAATGCCTGTACTGAGGTTACGTCGGAAGACGACAGCGATGTGTGTAACCTTGGTTCTGTGAACATGTCTCGTATTACCGATCTGGATGACTTCGCTAATGCTGTCCAGCTTGGAACGTTGTTCCTTCTGTGTGGAACGATGAAGGCCCACCTTCCTTACCAGAAGGTTCACGAGACCCGAGAGAAGAACCGTCGTCTTGGTCTTGGTCTGATGGGTGTTCATGAGTGGCTTGTTCGTAATGGTCTCAAGTATGAAGTGGGAGAAGAATTTGAACGATACCTCAAGGTCTACAAGTCCGAGTCTGACCGAGTCGCACGACAGGGCGCAGATCGCTTCTCTATCTCAAGGCCCGTCGCCCGACGAGCTATTGCGCCTACTGGAACGATTGGAATCATCGCTGGGACAACTACTGGCATTGAACCCCTCTACGCTGTTGCGTATAAGCGACGATACTTTGATAACGGTGTGTGGAAGGCTCAGTACTATGTTGACCATATGGCGAAGGAGCTTATTGAACAAGGCGGACTTGACCCAGAGTCCATCGAATCCGCAGTTGACCTTGCCGGGGATTTTGAGCGACGAGTCAAGTTCCAAGCCGATATTCAAAGGTACGTTGATATGGGAATCTCCTCAACCATCAACCTCCCGCAATGGGGATCAGAGTTGAACAATGAAGACACGGTGGGTCATATGGCTGAAACTATTGCCAAGTATGCTCATCTTCTTCGGGGCATTACTTTCTATCCAGACGGTGCTCGGGGTGGTCAGCCACTTAATTCCGTGAGCTACCATGAGGCTAAGGACCTTGTTGGTCAGGTGATTGAAGAGACCAACGATGTGTGTGACATCACTGGCAAAGGAGGATTTTGTGGTTCGTGAGGAAGGTACAAAGTTTGATAACGGCAAAACCCGTTACGATCTTTTTCCACCCGAGGCTATGGACGCCATCTGTCAGATTCTAACCTTTGGTGCTCAGAAGTATGGGGATCGGAACTGGGAAAAAGGGATGAGTTGGAGCAGGGTGTATGGTGCCCTGCTTCGCCATCTCTTTGCTTGGGCCTCTGGTATCAAGGAAGACGATGAAACTCGTAAGAGCCATCTGTGGCACGCTGGTGCTTGTCTTGTCTTTCTGATCACTTACGAAGACCGAAAGATTGGAACAGATGATGTTCGTCCAAAGGAAGGCTAAACACTATGGCAGTACGTCGGACAGAATTAAGCTCGAAGCAGATCGTAGAAAAGGCTTTCAACAAAAAGACTGACGCTGCTGCTTGGGCGATCAAGGAAAAGAAAAAGTACAAGGAGGTGGGTATGGCAGTCCGCCATGACATTGCCTTCGATAACACAACGAGTAAGTGGAAGGTTGTTCTCTTCCACTACCTCGGAAAATAGACAAAAAGAAACCCCCTAGGCTTTCGCTTAGGGGGTTTTTTATTATTCGTCGTTTAGTTTCTTGAGAGCCTGTCGTACCTTGTCCAGACTGACAGTGGCTCGATTCAGACCATCACCAGCGTAGTGCGAACGTCCACTGGTATTTGGCAGACCAGCCCATTCCTTGGCAAGGTTATTGAGGAACTGGTCCTCGGACATTTTCCCTGACTTGAACTTATCCCAACCACGACGTTTCATCAACGCCACACCGAGCTTATCCTGAAGCTCCTCGTTGAACGTAGCGTTCAGAGGGATACCGAGATCACTGATCAGACCCTTGAGGGTCTTGTTGATGAACTGATACCTACCAAGAGCGGACGACGGAGAGCCGTTATTGACCATGTTCCTCTGAAGGGTAAGAACATCTCCCACAGTCATCGAGGTAAGATTGAGCGTCTTGCCTCCGAAGATTTTGTTGTAGCCGTTCTTACCAGACTCAGCCGAAGCAACAAGATTCAAGAGGCGTTTCTCTGGTGTAGACGCAGTGAGGTTAGTGTAGTCTGTAGAAGTATCCGACTTCAGCGAGACGTACTCTTCTTCAGAAGAATCAAATTTGGCGTTAGGCGTCAAACTGAAAGCCTTGTTTGTGTCAAGGAAGTCGTCTCTTGTAATACCAAGACTCTGACCAATCTCCTTGGCACGTTTCTCCACGTACGAGTCGATCTGCTGAACACTAACCGGCCCCTCTTCGTTTCCAAACATATTAGTCATCTGGATATTAGGAGGGGTAGTTCCTGTTCCAAATCGTTGAGGCTGAATCTCAGGATTGAGGTTCTGTTTCTGAACTGGGTTGCCAGTCGTCTCATCAACCTGTGTGTTTCCTTCCCGATCCGTCAGTCGATTCAGCATCATCTGCCAGACGTTGGCACGACGAGGATTAGTCTCGTTGATACCAACAGCCTGAAGGAACGCCTGAATCTCCTGCATAGGATCAAGGCCCATCATAGTGTACTGACGCTTGAGAATGTCAATGTTCTCATTCATCTTATCCACTTCCTTCTGGAACGAAGGAGTGATTGCACTACCTGGGTTAGAACCAAAGCGACCACCAAGGGCTCGTTCCTGTTCGGTCAACTTACGAGTCTGAACAGGGCGAATACGGCCAGTCTTGGGATCAATCTCGATAGAAACAGCACCACCGGGCTCGGTAACCTTGTCTACGATGGAGTCTGCGGAAGTCTGAAGATTGGCACGAGCACCACGCTCAATGAAAAGCTGGACGTGCTTGGCTGCTTCCGTTCCCTGAATTTTGGAAAGATTCTTCAGAATATCAGGAGACGTAAACATCTTGAACAAAGCTTGACGCTCTTCTGGAACAAAGTTCTCAACCCAAGCCTTGGAGCTATCGCCAGACCCAAAGATTTGAGTAGCAAACTTCTGAAGAGTCTCGGGAGAGGACTGAGGATTAGCCAGTTCCTTTGCAGCAGACTTAAGAAGGTTGGTTGCAGCCACTTTGGTCTCGGCTTCAGGAACACCAAGCAGATTGCCCTGTTCCCTCAGGGTCTTGATTGTTTCTCCAAGGTTTTTGCCCGGAGACATCGTGGTAGCCTTAAGGTGCATCTCGAACGCTTGGGTAATCGCTTTGACATTACTAACATAGCGATCACCCTGAGTCAGAATCCACTTAAAGCCTTCAGGGCCAAGAGCTTCCTTCAAGGCGGACATGCTACGAAGATGAGGACTAAGCTCAAAGAGTTTCCTCGTATCGCTATTGATCATCATATCGAGCATGGTTTTGTTAGCCTTAAGGGCAGACAAATCCCCCTTCTCCACCAAGTCAAGAACATCGCCGAAACGCTTGTCCATCATATCTCGATACTTCTTGATATCTTCTGGCCCAAGAGTCTGTAGGAAATTCTTCTTTCCGTCACCGTAGGTGGACGCCAGTTCTTCGTCGAACTTGGTATTAGCCTCACGACGAAGAGCTTCGACAGCGGTCTTAATCTTTAGCACATCTTGCGGGTTAATGATCTGACCCTCTTTCATGCTACTGAGAATAGGGCCGAGTTCCTCAAATGCTTTACTAAGCTGCTTTGTAACCATACGGTACGAGAAGTTATTGATGTAGCCTTCAACATCTCCTTTTTCCGCCTTACCCTGCTTTTCCTTCAGGTCCAGACGAGACTTTTCAAGCTGAAGGTCAGAAGCATAACCCTTGCGGTCAGCGATGTACTTCATGTACTCGGCACGTTTAGTTGGATCGTTCCAGCCACCCGCGATAGCCTCAGTACGTTTATCAGGCGGAAGCTCTTCCAGATTGTTCCTGATAAAGGTTCTGTCTTTTTCCGCTTCAGCAGCAGCAGAGCTTTTTGACGCCTCAATCCTTCCAGTGATCTCTCGAATGATCGCGTTAGCAGGCTTCATCCCAGTAATCTTGGATACCTTGTCGTCGATGAATTCGCGGTAACCCGGGTACTGAGCACGAAGGTTGCGAACAAGAGCCTCCGAGCGTTGAGCATAATACATCTGGCTGATCTTACCCTGCTCAAGAGCGGTCTTGAGTCGGGAGAGGCTTTCCGTATTACGCTCAACGGTCTCGGCAACAGCAGGGTTGATATTCTGGTTGTTCTCATTCCCGGTGAAGAGAGGGGTCTTTGCAGCGCCAGCTTCGGCAGCCACATCGACACCCATCTCCTTGTAAATGTCATCGACTCCACCGTAGAGACTCTTGGAAATATCTTCCTTGTTCTTTTCGTCAATAGCCGTAACAGCACCCTCAGCGAGACTCCCAATGCCTTTGAAGAGTTCTCCAAAGCCGGTGTTGGGGCGAACACGATCAGGCTCTTTCGACAACCCAATGTAGGAAGTCGGATTGACATTTTGAACCTTTTGAGTAATCTCGGCCATTAACGAACCTCATTTTCCAGTGCTTTGAAAATACCCGGCTGCTTATCGACAGGCGCAGCCTTAAGATAGTCGATACGAGTTTTCTCAACAGAAGGCTGAACACCTTTTGCAAGAGCCCCTTCGTAAGCAGAGTAGCGTTCTGAAGGAGTAAGTCCAGCACCGATAGCAACAGCTTCGATCCTAGCCCCCAAGATTTTTCTCTGGTCAGGGGAGTCTGCTTCTGCTAGTTGTTTAAGAAGAGGAACAAGCATCTTTCGAGCTTCAGACTTAGCCTCTTCCCAATCCTTCATTGTCTTCTTCAGAAGGTAATGA